CCTCCTTTCCCAACTGTTATCGGAATTGACTGACCCGGTGCAACAGAGATAGCATCACCGTCTCTCCATCCGGATGTATCTTTTTTGAAGGTTTTAGTACGGCCGCCACCTCCACCGCTTCCATTATGTCCTGCACCCCCTCCTCCGACAAGAAACACATCGACCTCCGTACATCCAGGTGGAACCGTCCATTTGTAAGATCCTGCCGGATAAAACCGCTTCTGAAAGAATACTAACTTCTTACTTCCTATCGTCCTTCTTCTCAACATATCAATCTTTCTCTTTAACGGTTATTGAATACATGACACCACTCGTAGCGATCTTCAAAATGGACATCTCGAAAGGCACGCCGGAAGTAGTGGTAATAGAACTACCGGACATTGATCTAAAACTGCCAGTAGTAGGGATAGGCTGCGTAAAAGAAGCGGTAGGATTACAATCAAGATATATCTCTTCGCCTACATTCAGTGCCCTTGCAGACTCATTTATCGACAAGTTTGAAGCGAAGGATAGGGTAGCCTTAACCAACCTCTTGCTTGTCGGTATATTCACAAGAGTGGTGACAGCATTACTCCCTGTGCCGAAGTTTACTATATCATCCACCCTCTTCTTGTCCTCCGCCGACATATACCCCGCTGTGGTAGGGGTGGCGGTAGGGGGAGTGAGGTATTGACCGTTGTCGGAGAGGTATTTTGTACCGAAGCCAGTATTTTGTAAACTTTGTTTATTAGATGTCGAAGTATAGGTCTTGTCACTCTTCTTAATAGTTACGGTTATCGTCATCAACTGTATAGAACGATCCACGGTGTCTACCACTAAATTACTTGTTATAATACCATATCCTTCAGTAGAACTATTAATTGTTATCGGGCCAAATCCATCAGGGTTAGTATCAATTCTTGCTGTTGTTATTCCTTTATTTACTGCATCAACTATCTTTTGATAGTTTTCATTTGACAATGTGCCACTTTCATTTGGAAATAAAGTTGCTAAATCAAGATACTGATTACTCGCTATAATCTCCGACCATTGGGCATTTTTTCTACCATAGGTTTTACCATCTGAAGGTGCCTCTGTAATTACTTCTGTTTTTAAAGCATACTCATTACCTTGTTTACCATCAAGTAAATCAGCATCTAAACCACTACCAACTCCATCTACTGTCTTTACTTTAGATAACACATCTGTAGCAGTATATGCAGAGGAATCTAATTTTGTATTAACCTGAGTAGTAGTAGCATAACCTTTTGCAGTTAATTCAGTTTCAGTTACATATTCTTCAGGTACTGAAGTAAGATAATTGCCTTTTGGTTGATACGTACTAGCTGCATCAGTCTTAGTTAAATACCCATTAAGATCTACTGTTTCACTTAACTTATCCCAATCTGGAGTAGTTGAAGTAGCTACATAATTAGCTCCTGTATCCTCAAGATTATATACATCACCTATTGTTACATTATCTTTAGGTAAAGCTTCATAATTAGCTACAGAACCTTTTACCTTATATACTGAACCTATAGCAGTGTTAATCTTTTGATCTATTTCTTCTGATGTGGGTAATCCAGTAAGTTTATTAAATCCTTCAGCAGTGATTAAACCTGCAGCAGAGGTTGTAGCTGCTGGTATCTGTATTACTTTAGATTGAGTATTGCCGTTAGAACCTGTTGATTCATTCTTAAAGGAATACGTAATACGACCAAATTCAGCTGTGGGAACCATGTTATCGGCCATATTTACAATATAACCATTAAGTCTTGCTAATTTACTTTTTTCAGCTGAAGTAAAATCAGCAGAACTTAATCCTTTTCCTTCTTCCTTATCTACTTTGGTATCTAACTTACTATCTACATAAGTCTTATCAGCTTTACCAGAGATTTGTTCAGTAACATCTACTGCTGCCACAGTATCATCTACATACTTCTTAGTGGCAGGATGATAATCTGCAGTAGGTGTATATGTACTAGTATTGCTTTTAGATATATATCTACTGTCGTGATTGTGACTAGTAATATCCCCAGTAAGTACAGCTTCTACATTCTGCTTAGTTACAGAAGCATCACTACCTGGGTCTCCTTTCTCTCCTTTTTGACCAGGATCACCTTTTGGACCTTGTATTCCAGGTGCTCCATCAGCTCCCGGTTCACCTTTAGGACCAGGTTCTCCCTGTTCCCCCTTAGGTCCTACAGGTCCCTGTGGTCCTGCTGGTCCTTGAATACTACCTACGTTACTCCATTTAGGATTAGATTCAACATTACCGTTTTCACCCACATATACATATAGATTACCAGCAATTAACCAAGCATCACCAGATACACCTTCTTGTGGTAATTGTGATTCAGAATCTAATTTTCCCTTAATATTTAATCCTGAACCAGTATCCCCCTTAGGTCCTTGTGGACCAGGTTCTCCTTGTGGCCCTTGAATTCCCTGTATACCTTGCTCTCCTTGCTCACCTTTAGGTCCAACAGGCCCTTGTATACCTGGTTCACCCTTTTCACCTTGAACACCTTGTAAACCTCTTTCTCCCTGTAAACCCTGAGGTCCTCTTTCACCAGTAGCCCCTTTTTCTCCAGTATCACCTTTATCTCCTTTAGGTCCAGTTTCACCTTTCTCACCTTTTAAAGAGATTAACCATTCAGCTTCTGTACCTTCAAAGCCATGCTGTACTGCTACTTGATATGCTGATAAACCTTGAATACCTTGTGCACCAGATAAGTCTGATATGAATTTCCATTCAGTATCTCCTTTTAGATACAATCGAGAATCTTCTTCATTTTCAACATCACCTGTATCAATCATTACAAATTGTCCTGTCTTTACTTCAGGATTATTGTAATCATCTTGCATAGCTTGGATTGAAGGGTATGTCTTTACAATAGTAAATGCGTCACCAACGGCATTGATACCACTATCCTGATAAGTATCATTTACATAGTCATAGATATACCAATTACCATCTACAATCTTTGGTGGATTCTGAAGTACTTCTTTTGAGTCTTTTACAGCTTGTTTAGCATCTTTAACTGCATTAGGTACTTCTGCAAGCGTTCTACTAAAATCTTCTTCAGTACCTGTATACCCATGCTCTATAGCATAATCATAAGCACTTCTACCAAGTGCTGTATAACCACTATCAACATACTCATTATATGCAGAATCAAATATCCACCAATTACCATTCTCTCCAATAATTGGATTTTTACCAGAAGCAGGGATACCTGTATCACGATTATCTATCCACCAGTTACCATTAGAACCAATGAAAGGAGCAACAGCATCTTCACTAGTAGCGTCTGTTAGTTTAACCCAAGACTTAATATCAGGATTATATACTTTAATTACTTTTCCTTTTGAATTTGCTCCCAAGTCTATCCAGTACCCAACTTCATTAGAATTGGGTACCATATAGCTTGCAAAGAATTCATAATATACGTTATTCTTTATCATATTATTCTGTAATATATGGATTAGCTTCTTCTATTTCTAACACAGCTTGTTTCCATTCATTATAAGCTTTAGCTGCTGCCTCATTTTCTCCAAATTCTTTATATTTTATGTATGCCATATATAGTGGATCGCTTTTACTAATATAAGTGTTTTCTCGTATTTTGCGTATTCTTTCATTTTGAGAAGATTTCACTGGCGTTTTCATATAGTATACAGCCATTGGATCATCCACTACTTCATCCATGTATTTGATATAAAAATCTCTTTGATCGTCGTTTAAAAATAAATAACGATCATCTTCTGTAAGTTCTTCTAATGATTTTACTTCTTTATCACTTAAATAAGTTTTAAAAAAATCAGCATCTATTGAACCTACTCCGTTCTTTGTAATATAATATAGTTCCATATTCTAATACGAAAAAAATGCAACATTAAAATAAGTTAAATCATGAGCATTACCATCAGTATCAAACCAATGGATATCAAAATGATCAGAATATCTAGGACCAATTTGATATGAACCTCTAAAGCCACTAGCTATATTTGTATTTGGATTATCAATAGAACACAATACAACATAATCAGTACTATGTGCACCTGATAATGTAAATCTAAATCTACCTGTAGCAACCCTAGAAGGAGACATTCTAAGTTCCTTAGTAGTAAATAAATATCCAAACGATGCGCTAGACCCAGTCCAGTTACATCTACCTGCACACTTCAATCCGGGTATTGAGAAATTACTAGAATCAATATTTTGAGCAATTAAAGAAGTACAAGTAACATTTCCAGTAAATGTACCATTTGTTGCTACCATACTACCATTATCAAGTACTCTAAAAGGAGCAGATGTTCTATTACCATGATTTGTACCTGCCCAGATTCTTACAGAGTCTGAAGAAGTTCCTACCCCAGTTAATCCTGCTCTAGAACTGCTAGAACCATCTCCTACTGTAATGATACCATCTGCCCATAATTTTAAAGGAGCTTTTGAGTTTGTGATTTTAGTACCACCAGAAGAAATAGCACCTTTATTTGAACCAGCACCTGCTGCTAAAAATGGAGTCATACCATCTGTAGATGGATAGAAACATACTACATCATTTGTTGATCTAAAATAACTACTAGAAGCGGGACTAAAGCGCCATCCACCAATTGTAGCTTCTTCAGCAAATAACAAACCGGTTGCAATATTCTCAAATGAATTTAATGATTTCCATTCAGAACTAGACCAACCCGGTGTAATTGTAGCTTTATTTGCCATATAATATACTCCGTCTCTTTTTACGACATCTACCAATTCTGCTGTTTTATAATAAGTAGCATCCTTATTATATTCTCCTCTAAAATTTAATGCTGGGCCTGGGTCTCCAGCAGGACCTCGATCTCCTGGAGATCCTTGTGGTCCGGCAGGACCTTGTGCGCCATTTTGTCCATCTTGTCCATCTTTACCTGATATTTTTGTAGGTAATGTCCACTGTTCTCCAGACTTAAGTAAACCGGTTTCTCCATCAAATAAAGCAGTACTTTTCCATATAGCATAACCGCTTGCAGAAGGAGCATCTACATACCAGTAGTTACCATTACTATATGTGCCGCCTGAAGTAGGTCTAGATGTCATAGAAGGTCGATTTGGTTGAGATTCGTTAGATCTACAATAAATAGATACTTCAAAATCACCAGGAACTCCACCTTTGGCTTTTGTAATAGTAAAATCACACACATCTACTACCGGAGAAGCTGAAGAAGCAGGTACATGAAATTCTACTTTAAATACTGTACTATCAAAACTATTACCCAATCTAGCTACAGTAAGTTTATTATTGTTTGTATCAATAGATAATTGATTTTGAGTATTGTTATCTAAATTAGTATAAGTTATAGTATATTCACTATTCTCTAATTTTCTAGTACCTTGATATAAATAATAATTAGTAGAAGCTTTTGCTAATTCTGATGATTCTACTTCTCCTAACCAATTAGCAGCTACTGTATGAGCTTCATTGGTTAATACTCCCCTATATGGACTTTCTCCATCTTTTCCATCATACAATTTATTAATTGTTAACATATCCTGATATACGGCTCCACCTAAAGCAGAAGTACATTCTACTTTAAAAGTTACCTCGTTAACAGAATTGTTAAAGTATGAACCATTTGGTGATACTACTAAAGTTTCTGTAATCTCGTTTTCAAGAAGATTCCAATCATCTGTACCTACAATCTTCCAATACCAAGAATAAGTAGGAGATTCAATACCATACGAACTAGCATATAAAGTTATTTGTGATGGACTAACTAAACCTTCTTTATCGTACTTAAATACCTGCTCTCCTGATATTAATACATAACAAGCGTCGACTCCATCAAACCCATTCTCACCATTTTGTACTTTATTAATCCATAAATCCTTAGTAAAGGACATGGAACCGATATTAACTGTTAATCGTATTCTAGCAGAAGGTGATCCTAAAGTATTTAATGTCACTTTATCACCATCTACAGTAACAGTAGCCACGCCTTCAATAGTTTCTGCTGTTATACTATCAATATATAATTGGTTTGTTCCCTGATAAGCATACACGTAAGTATACACATCAGTAATAGTGATTTGGGGGTTATTACCAGATGAATCATAAGGTACCGTCATATTACCATTACTTAGGTCAATATAGAAAGCATCTTCTCCAGTTGCACCATCTCCGAGTTTGGCTACCTGAGTTTCATCATAAAAACTTTCTTTACCATTAACTACAGTACAACGTACTACAAAATTTCTAAGATCACCAAACATATCAGGACGTACATCCAATGCTTGAGAAGTACCTATGGTTTCATTTGTATTTCTATTTACCCAAGTAAATACAGGATTTTCTATATTATAAGTATTACAATATAGTGTAATGACAGATGGTGTAGGAGTACCTTCAAAGTTAGGATTATCATACATGAATAATCTTTCCCCAGTAATTTCTACCCATTTAGCTTTATCTGCACCAGCAGCACCTTGCTCACCCTTTTCTACTTGCAATAACCACTCGTCATTTTCCTTACTAGGGATACTAGTGGTTTGAGTAGCCATACATAACCATAATGAACCATTATATGATACTCTATCATAATAATAATATGTAGTGCCAGCTATAAATTGTCCTCTATCAATGGGTACTCTGATAATATCTCCATTGCTAGACACCTGAGATAAAGTACCAACAAATCTACTATTTTTACCTATAACTGTACGATCTTTACCTACTAAATTAAAATCGTCAATATTATCATATAAAGTAATACTAGGTCCTTCTGTGCCTCTAGCAGATATCATAATAGCAGATCTACGATCTTCATTACCGGGGTATCTATTACCTAACTGAATAATTTTATCTTTGGGTTCAGGAATAGAACTACCAGGTTCACATACAGAATCTGATAAAACCACATAGTCAGTACCTACTTCGGATACCATGCGCCAATATCTTTTAACATTTTTACCATCAAAGATTTGACATATAGCTTGATCGCCTTCAACAAAAGGATTTCTTACAGTACCATCTTGAGTATCAAATGTACACTTGTAATCATTATCTGGAGTAGTAGTAACATCTAGTATTTCAAGATCGGCAACTGAAACTAATATATCTCCACCAGTAGCTTTTATTTCATTTACTAGAAGTTCATTAACAGTCATTCTACCTCTAACAAACAAATCATCTACTTCAAACTTCCATCTGCCATTAATCGGATATAAAGAAGCACCTTCGCCTAGAAAACCTTCTCTAAATGTTTGACCTCCCTGTATTCCTTTTAAAAACTTAATATAACCATTTGCTGTATCATCAACCTTTTTAGATATATAGTTCAAATCAGATCTTCTAGCTGAATACAAATTACCGTCTGTAGGTTGAGTATTGTCAGTACTAGTGATCATATATTTCGTATCACCGCCTATACTGCCCTCTACAGATTTAATTTTACCTTCTAATTTTGATAAAGCTTGATTTAAAGTATCTGTAGTAGTTAAATCGCTAGTATCTCCATTATAATAATACCCGGATAACGGAAATATGGTACTAGTAGGTTGTGTATGAAAACCGGGTGCTTCACCACTACCACCACCATTTGCAATTAAATCTGCTAATGCTGTAATGATGTTTTCATCTTCAATTAACCTATTTAATAGGTTTTGTAATTGTTCCTTTGTAGACTTATCATCAATAGTATCTATCCAACCCTGTACTGTATCATTAACTTCAGTTAAATCTTTATCGTGTTTATCTTCAAGAGTAATGATCTTATTGTTTAGTACATCATAGTAACTATTAATATTACTACTTAGATTATTAGTAACATTAGTATCTCCTTCTACTATCTTGTTGGATAGATCTGTATAATTGTTGTCTACTTTAATATCAAGATTAGCTACATCTTCTTCAATACCATCTACTCTTTCATTAGTTGCAAACGTACCAGATAAACTAGTTTCAAAATCATCTTTATGAATTATCTTATTAGTTTTATCTTGTATAAGAGTTAGAATATCATTATCTTCAAAAGATGTGGTAACCTCAAATTGTGATATCTTTTTATTCATATTACTCTTGGATTATATGTTCTTCTACTTCTGTTAATATACAATCATCATCGATATCTTTTTCTGGATAGAAATTAATTTGTTTTTTTAAACAATGCATACATTCTATAATTTTATCTACATCTTCCTGAGTAATGGGAAAATCTTCATCATCTACTTTAGTACTAGCCCAACTAGATAATTTGTCTAAATGCAACAATAATACTAAATTGGTAATAGAAACTCTATCCAGTTTTGCATTGTACTTAGTAGACTGATTAACTAATTCCCCAACCTTATTTACATAATTCACAATATCCATCTTTACAATTTTTACAGTCATTAATAGTACAATTGCATGTTCTCATATCAAGCAAGTTAAGCATTTCTTTATAATATCTATCTGCATCTTCTGTAAAGTCTAATGCTATAGCATTTTCATATAAAGTTTTCTTGAATAAGAACATCATGATTTTATCTTTCATCTTGTTATCTAAGCAGTTATGACAGTACTTTGTAAGTAATTTTACTTCTGCATAATACAAGCTATCGTTTATGTCATTCATATCAATCGTATATAAAAAGAAAAGGGATTAGGGATAACTTCCCCAATCCCTTTCATGGTTAAAAATTAATTAAATCCTTATTCAGATACTTCTGCACCAGAAATGAAAGATTTAATCATATTCACAAATAATTTATTTGTTTTGATCTGATCTTTTACAATGTACATTTCAACTGCCAGCGGAGTTGTTTTAATATATTGATTATCGTCAGACAGATATTTATTATCCCATTCTATTGTAATAGTATCATATTCTGCACTCAAATCAGATCTAAATTCCGGAGCAATATAAGGATAGATACCATTAGCTCTATGAGTAATACCTCTGTAGCCCATTGCTGCATCTTCACGATCTCTAACAATATAAGCGTTACCCTTACCCGGAGTACCTTGAGTCTTAGCAATTGTCAAATTAGAAATCGGATACATTACGTTGCTCAGTAAGCCAGAAGGAATAGTAGTCCACATAAAAGCTTCTACAGACACCTGAGTATAACCGTGATCCAAAGTAATACCTTCGTTATACGGAATTTCTTTGGCTGTCAAAGTCAATACGGCTGCACTAGCACTAGCAATAACTCTAGCTTCTTTATGTTTATTAATTTTCTTTACAAAGGCATCAACCAAATCCTTCGGAGCTGTAGTCTTAGCGATTACTTCATACGTATGAGTAAACTGACCCGGAGCTTCGTAAATGTCGTTATAAACTAAGCGTAAAACATAACGATGACCAACTTCCGGAGCTACATTAGTAGCAGTAATAACAATCTTATCTTCAGTTTTAGCAACGAAAGAAGTTACTACCAAAGTAGGATTAGAACCTTTTTGAATAGGCATAGAAAATCTAATTACAGATTTAGTGCTCTTATCACCTTTCTGATTATATACATCTTCTTTACCTTCACAAACACCTACATAAATAGATTTAGCTGCTGCAGCTAATGCAGTAGATGTTAAAATTTTCTTGTTTTCATCAAACAAAGCAATTGCACCATCTGCCAAAGCATCTGCTATAGAAAAAGAAGCAGGAGCTGTTTTGGCAATCAGTACAGTATTCACGTGCTGTAACATAATATTAATTTGTTTTTAGTTAAACGGATATCCTAGTTTAACTGTATTTAACCCTTCTACTCCTGTGTTTCAAGTTTCCGCGTTAGGTTAAACTAAGAATTTAAAAAACGTATACTTACTCCATTGTTGAAACTTCGTTCATATACGATTGATATCTTGGATTAGCCTTATTTTCTAAGTATAATTCAGCCGCTATTTTTACGATTTCCTGATGAGTAGATACTGGCATATCCGTATATTCATCAAAAGGAGCCGTAGTAAGACTAATCCTTTTAGGAGTCCTCAAGTATGTGAGGATATAATTCTTTATATTGTAATTACCATCGGTATATAAATGGATTTCATTACCTTGAAATAATCTCAAAGGTCTTGCTGAAGTACCATGCAATCTATACTCTGATAATGTGTTTTGTCTTTGTCTATCAAAATTCTCAATAGTAGCTTCTAACACATCTGTGTGTTTAGTCCTAGGTTGACCATTAGGTCCCTTGGGCCAACAGTTGTTATTACTATAGATTACTGCTGTTTCACCTAAAGTAAACATATAATCTGTTGGTAATGTAACTACTTGTTCTTCTGGGAATGTTGTAAACTGATATGTCTTATTGGTTACAAGTGTACGAAGATCATCAATTCTTTTCTGATCTTGTTCAAATGCTGTACGCTTGTAATTGATACCTGAGTATCTAGTTTTAATAAATTTATCTAAACCAGCCATTAACCAATATTCAATATCTGCTGTAACTGGTTTCTCAATATTATTATCAAGCAAACCTATTTCGGTTTCAAATGCAGTTTGTAATTCAATGAACTTCATAATTATTCTCTATTACTTTGGTTAGATGGTTTAGTTTGTAATCTGTATTTACCTTCTGTGATAAACATATTAACAGCAAGGTCAACTATTTCACTATGAACAGATTCAGGTAATTCACATTTTGAAGCACCAGTTGTAGTATTAAATCTTAATGGTTTTCTATAGTAAGTAAGAATAACACCACTTAGAGTAGTGTAAGCATCTACTACTACTTCCATATACATATACTTAGTAGTTGGATCAGATATTAAAGCTACTGCTGGTTGTCTTACAATTGGAGTATTATAAGCAGTCTTCATAAACTTTGGTAGATCTCTATATTTTACTAATTGATTATCTACTTTAGTTTCAGTAGTGTATTGCTTATAAGTACCTTTTACTTTACTTACTGAATGTACATATAAGAAATACTCATCAGTAGTAGAATAAGGCAATCTATATCTAGCTATACCATTTGATGTAGAACCGCTTTGTGTGAGTTCTCTTTCAACCAATAAACTTTTAATAGAATCTGTATTTCTAGTTTGAGTATTAGTTTCAACTTCCATTTGATCATCACCTACATAGTTCATCATTACATAGCGATCTTGGGCCTCGTTTAACAATGAGAAAATAAGATCTGAATTAGGTTTTTGTTCTATAGTAAGAGTAGGATCTATCAACTGCAACCTACGCTCAAATTCCATTTGCATATTTTTCGAATCCACTTTATACCTCCTATTCTGCTAATTGTGCCACATACTGTGGATGTGATTGAACTCTTGGTGATTCTATATTTTCTAATGCCATATCAGCAGCTAACTTAACTACTTCATATTGCATATACTCTGGTATTTCGTCCATACCTGAAGTAATATCCTGATTATTTAATCTCTTAGGATATGCTAGATAAGTTAAGTCGATAGTATAGGGACCAGTCATAAGATCCCTATCCACGAACACTATCAACTTATTATCTTCTAGTATAGCAACAGGTTCTTCTATCCAAGGTTTATTATTATATGTTTCTAAGAACCTCATTGCGTTTTCATGACTTATTAGTTTTACATTAGCTAATTTACTACCAAAATGTAATATACCTTGAATAAAATACATACGTTTATCTTGAGCCTGACTACCATAAGTAATAGTAGATTTAAAGTCATTGAGCATTAATCTATTACTAGTTGTTTCACTCAATAGTGTTAAACCTTTATCCGTTTTTACTAAACCTTCAAGGTCTGATACACGTTTACTATTTTCTTCAAAAGGAGTTCTAATAGTATTATTGCCCGTAAACTTGGTAGCTATTTTACTGAGGTATGCAGCATATAACCAATAATCTATTTCCTCAGGTAAAAAAGAAGGACAACCAGACATACCAATATTAACGGCATTCTTGTCAGCTTCTATTTTAAATGCTATATGTAATTCACTAATATTCATAATTATTTAGATTCAATTTCTTGCATGATTGCCATTTTGATATCTTGATTAGCCTTTTCATTTAAGAAACTAATAGCATCGTCTTGGCTTCTACCAATCACGTCAGTACCATAATAGTATACATTTTTTGACTTACGAATTACATTCTTACTAATTGCAGTCTCTAAAATGTATTGAGTATCTTTATTTTTGTTATCAATCCACAGTAGGAAGAATTTACGAGGATCTTTTTCAATCAATTCAAACAACTTGCTTTCTACTAATTCATTGCTAATGTTGTCTGACTTATGACCATAAATACGTAAACATTTACGCATCTCTTCGAGAGACATCTTATTAAATTCTGCAAATGCTTCACGTTTAATTTTGTTAAGTTTGTTAGCGGCTTCTGCTTCCGCATCGGTGTTAACTAACACATAATCATGTTGAGGTCTGATATTGCTTAAACCAGTTGCAACTCTTTTATGATTTTTTAAAAACAGATACGCTAATTCATCTTCAGGTTTTTCAGTATGCAAAAAAGTATCTTTAGCTCCTAATCTTACACTATAAGTTTTCCAAAAAGAACTAGTAGGTGCTAAATGACCTTCTTCATAACCCATAACTTTTTCAAGTCTACGAGCATCTTCTTCACTCAAACCTGTATGAATGTTACCAGCTCTTGTCCAATATGTACCAATATAATCGTAACAATTTTTATATTTAGCTATTCCAGCCCACGGATTTACTCGGGCGAATTTTAATACTACTTCCATAATTATTCTTTAAATTTCCAGATATATTTAATTTTCTTAAGAAATTTGGGATCTTTTAATTTATTATCGTTCTTACCGCTGCAGTAAGTAGTAATGGTGTTTGCACTAATACCAGTTTGTCTTACTGCTTCTGCAATACTGTAATATTCACTAATCACCTTATAATCTTTATTGTATTGTATTACTGCTTTTGGTGCGCTTAATGCAGTTCCGTCTACGGTTTTAAGCTTTGCTTTTTCCTCAAGAAACTTTTTAGATACTGTTCTTACTCTTGGTTTTGGCTTCCAATCTGTTGGATCAATTTGTAAAGGAACGTCAGGATAATCTTTCTTATATACCCAAATATAAGGGTTAGCTTTTGATTGCGTTTTTATTGCTTTCTTAAGACTTCTAATAATACTCGCTCTACATACTCCAGTTTTCTTTTCTGCAGAAGCCATACTTTCGTATTCACAGATGAATTTACCAGATAATGAATATTGAATTAAAGCGGAATAAAATTTAGACATATCCTTGCCTTTATGTACAGCGCTTATCTTTGCTTTTGTATCTTCGGTATGAAACATGATATCTCCACCGCAATCGCTGTTGTAACCATATTCAGAATTGTTTGAGTGATAATATTCAATCCATTTCTTTTCTAACTGTTTTGCTTCTTCCAAATCTTCTGTAGAATCTATGACCTCTACTGAAAATCCTTCCAAACCAAATTCAGCTAATGCTTTGTGAAAATTATATTGGGAACCACTCAAGGCTTTATATAAATGCTTTTTCATTCTAGCACCTACTCCCTGAGTGGTCACACCTATATAATACTTGCCATTAAATTTATTAGTGGCTTTGTAAATGTCAAAATTCTTAATTTCGTTATCTGTAAACATAATTTTTATTATTAATTATATCTAGATAACGATAAAAATTAATTTTTGTTCCAATAACGTGTACAGAAAAATACAAATTATGCTTCCACATCCATGATGAGCTCACCACATGCACGGGGATCGAACAAGCAAATGCCCATCTCACCTAATAAATGCACGCTATAGCCATCCTTTGCGTTTGATCTAACTGTACTTGCGTTCTTACCATAACCAGCACCAGGAGCAACAGAACCTGAAGTATTCCAGATTACCATTTCACGATCTTTTCTAACTACCTTAACGATGTTAGATTTACCATCTCTACGACCCAGATCCAAGAATGTCATTCTATAAGATTCCAGCGGTTTACCAGAAACTGGATGCAACAAACGATTGTAAGTTGTATCATCATACAGCGGGAAACGTTTCAATGTCAATTCGATACCATTAGTCATTTTGTAAGTAACAAACTGACCACCTAATACTAAAGACTGACCTGAACCGGTTACAAACTTAGTATCAATTAAATTCATAGTAGCAGCTTTCTGTTTCAAAACTCTATCGAATTCTCTCATACCCATCTCACCAGTCAAAGCAACAAACTTACGTTCATCGGTACCTAAAATATTATAAGATAGGTCAAACAAGAAGTCTTCCAATAGTTCAGCTGTCAATTCAGTGTAATAACGTCTATTAGACGGAGCAATCTGCTGCAACAAACCTGCAGGAATATATACCGGACGACCATTAGTACCCAGTAAAGAAGTAGAGCCATCTTTGTTTACGTTACTCTTGGAGTAAACCAACATACGTTCACATCTCTTAGACCATTCTCTCATAGCTTTCCATTCCTGATAATCAGACCATAAGTAAGAAGTCTTACCTGTTTTAGGATCTTTTAAAGCGATCCACAGTACTGTAGAATAAGCTGTACCTGTAATATCATAATCCAGACGAGTAGTAAACAAGAAGTTTCTCATCTTGAAATGAGTATTATAGTTCAGGATATCACCTTCTTCGCTGTATTCTTCATAAGCAGAAGCCAAACGAGATACCTGATGACCAGATACTAAATATTCACCAGGAATATAAGAACTAGATTGGCCATCAGCAATGAAACAAGTGTAAACCCATTCGTTACCATCCTGATAAGGTGCACCAGATACACGTACCTGATAGTTTCTGTCATCGAATTCCAAGATAGCACCTGGACCAAACCATTTATCTTCCAACCATAACATGATAGGTGTGTTACCCAAACCTGCCACAACTGTATCTGCATTAGCGGCAGTAATTTCTTGTCCATTCCACTTTGCAGAACGAATAGTTACAGCTCTATCGGTATCAATCATTACGTTCCATTCGTAATCTCTCTGATCAATTGACATTACGTTACCAAGACCACCAGTAATAGCGTCTAAAGACGTACTATAACCATCATCCTTAGAACCAAATACATAAGAAATAACACGTGTTACTTCATACGGTCTAGTTAACATTGCATTTGAAATCATGTTTTCATCTACAAGATCTGAAAACCATTTACCTCTACCGATCTGTAAATTATTTAAAATTCCGTTATCCATAAATATTAATAAAATTTATTTAATTAAAGTAGTTGTACTGCGCGACTAAATATAGAGTTAGAGGAGTTGGTATTGATTCTTCTTGTACCTTTACTAACACCCGTAGATCTGAGACTCTGTTTCAGATTTTTAATAGCTGAGCTAGTACCCATTTTCTTAGCAGTATCAAGTAAAGTGTCGCCTTTCATTGTAAAATAGGCAGACTCTATTAAATTTTTTACGCTTTTTGAATAATCTTTTTGATATTGAGTTTTACCATTAGCATCTGCTTTGAATATATATGCAAGTAAAGCTTTCTTATCTTTCTCGGGAACTTTAATTCCACGAATGTCTTTCATAGCGTTTATTTCACCGACAACGTCGTCCATAAACTTTTGTTGACGAGCTACCATTTGCTCATGTTGCTTTCTCTGATCTTCTAATAGCTGTTCCTTTTTGGTCTCTTCTATCTCCTTCATTGCTTCCAGAGCATCTTCAGCTTCGTCTTCTAAGATGCCAGCGTCTTCGTATTTTTCGATTTTACGAGCAATCTGCTTTTCGTTAAAACCTTTTTCAGCTAATAGCATCTTAACAATTTGCTTCTGATTACTTTCAATTGTAGTATCAAAGTTTTCATAATCGATCTCTGGAGTAAGAGTAAAATAATCATTAAGATCGCCGCCATTGCGTACAAATTCATCCAGTTTAGCCACGTCTTCATTGGCATACTGAGGAACTGATTGTTCTTTGATAACTTCTTTAAAATAGTTAACCAATTCTTCTACAGTCTTTGGTTTCTCTTCTTCTTCATCGTCATCAAATTCCCATTCTAATTCTTCAGCAATAGCATCGAATAATGCTGTAACTTTAGAAGATTCTTCTTCATCTACATCATCATCGTTATCATCGATATTATTGACATCATCATCTTCTTCTACTTTCTTAGTTTTCTTATTCTTTGTTTTATCGTCATCGTCGATGTTATCATCAATATCATTTACATCGTCATCATCATCAACCTCATCTTCTTCAGGTTCCTGCTTCTTGTTCTTGGCACCTGGAGTGGCTGGTCTAGCTTTTGCTGATTGTCTTTTCAATTCTTCTAACTCCTCATCAGTCATCGCATCGGGATCGTCCGGAGTAGGAGTAATTGTAGTCGTGTTAGAATGATCTTCTACAAACATATTAGATATTGCTTCAAATCCAAATAGTGTATCATTACTATTGTTATCCATAATTGTAATTAATTAGATTATTTTTTCTTTTTACCTTTATTCCATTTAGCAGCGTTTTGCGCAAATATAGCTCTTTTACGTGTTAAAGGATTTTTACTATGAGTTAATTCTTCAGTACTTTTACCTGTTCTCTTCTTAAGAGCGTTAAACTTACCTTTGTTTTTCTTCTTTATATGTATCCCACCATCTTTATAAGTTGGTATTGGATATAAGGGATAAATTTCTTCCATATTGATTATTCTTTATTTATTTCATATCCGGCAACAGGTAATAATAATGGAGTAATAAATTCCATTGGAGTTAAATTATTTATCCTATCTACAAATCTAGATTTATTTCTATACATGTTGTATTGCAATTTATTAGCATTATTAACAACACCTGTATTTCTAGGATCAAATAAAAAATCTTCAATAGTATTTTGATTAACCTTTGAACTCCAGTCATGTATCTTACCTTCATTTACTAAAGCTCTTTTCAAATGCAACATATGGGATTTTGATTCACTAGGATCTAATAAATACGCTTGCATGTTTGGATTAATATTAATTCCTTTATTACGTAATTCTCCTGGACCCATAATATTACCTTCATCTAGTAAATATGTTAAATAACGATTGTTTGCATCTGATGCCAATTGATCAGCTAAATACCCTAATTCATGATTTGCTGTTCCTGGTAAATATTGTAATGGATCTATAGTAATAACATAATCATCAACTACAGGTCCATAGTCTTGTACATCTCGTACTCTACTTATTTTTGCATTTTTATTACCTGGCAATTCTGCATATTTAATATATTTACCACGATTTGTCATATCTCTTGCAGCTATTCTTTTGTATGCATCAAGATAATCTGTACCATACGCAGTATCAATTCCTTTTACTAACTCATAAGTTTTCTTATCTGGTAGCACCGCATCTTCTATAGTCTTATTAATTTCTTTTTCATATTTCTTGATATTTCTATCTCGTCTTATTACTTCAGAAAATTCAGGATCATAATCACTTTCCTCTTTGACTTTTTTCTTATTCTTTGATGTTTTACTACGAGCCTTTTCTGCCAAAATAGAAGGATATTCATCAACCATACTACTATGTATTTCAATAGGAGTGTTTAATGTGTTACTTACTCTAGATTTTATTTTTCTTAAACCCTTACCAACACCCCAAGGAATGGCATTCATTAATGTACTTACCGCGGCATTACCATAATTACCTTTTTCTAATTCTTCTGCAGTAGTAATCGCATCTTTTATATAACCTGCAGGAGTTATATATGCTTCAGGTTGAACTAATTCTGCTTTACCAGATATTTGTTGCTGTCTCTTATAATACTCTGGAGTACCTGGAGTAAGACCTAACTCTTTGGGTGGTACTATCTTTTTACCACCGTCTTCGTATCCAGGAATTGAATCAAATTGTGATTTAATATCAAAATAGCTAGCATTAGGATTCTCAGCTCTAACGGCATCATATATTTGTTTACGCTCTTTTAATGTTAGATCTGACCATTTCATAATTATTTATTTTCTTCAGGAAATAACCAATGTTCAGTATAGAAATGATAATAATTCTTATCTTTACATACTTTAGAATGTAATCCTGCATGTATTAAACTAGGTAAACCTATTACTAATAAATACAAGGGACCTAAGATTTTCGATTGTCTAGTATGGCCCAGTTCGTGACGCAAATGCTTAATATTATTAACAATAATATAATTCCCAAGAGTGATGCCACTCCGCATGTTACTAGATAACTTACATTTAATACACTCACCACAAGTTTCTTTAGTACAGACTTCATAACCTTTATAGCAATGATACAAGGCTAACCCCAGTAAATTCTGGGGTAATTGCCAAGTATACAATGCTGCGTTTTTAATTTTATTTAACAGCTTTTTCATATTACTTACCTGTTTTACCAGTTTTACCACCTTTCTTGCTTCCGCCTTTTTTACTTCCACACGCCATAATTAATTCCTCCTATTTTTAGTTTTAGATTTAGATTCACCTACTACTTCATTTTTTAAAGCTGTCTTAGCTTTTAATTTCTCACGTTCCATTGCCGCTTTATCTTTAAGAATCTGCAACTTCTTAGCTTCTTCTAACTTACGTTTTTCCAAAGCTATTCTTTCACGTTCAATAGTAGCTTTAAGTTTTTCAGCTTCTTTCTGTGCTTCTATTTTACGTTGTTCTATTGCTTTCTTATTATCTTCAGCACGCATCTTATTTGCAATATCCATTTGTTTAGTCATTGCATCAGATACAGCTTTTTGTCTTTCAATTTCTTGCTTACCTATTTCTACAGGATCTGGTATACCATTCATATCTTGATCCATATTTTCAGAACCACGATAAGCATTCAATTGAGCAACAGCAATCTTAGTAGCATTATCTTGATCAATTTTATATTTTTCAAGATCCATTTCAGCTTCTTTGAGCATAAGTTCTTGTTCTTTAACTTCATTCTGCATCTGAACAAGTTGCTGTTGCTGTTGTGCTTCTTGCTCTTGTAAAGCTTGTTGCTGTTGCATTCTATTATTCTCGATATCTCTAAGCTTAGATTTAATCATACTTAAGTTATCCAGAGTAATGATCTCGGCAATATCTAATAATGATGCACCATTCTGCATTGCAGGTTGAATCAAACTATGTAATTGTTCGATTGCTTGATTATCCTTAGTACTATCAGATACAAATATATCGAAATCTTCGTAACAAAAGTTATCATCTATTTGCAAGAATACTCTTGTAACGTCATCTTGCATATAATGTAAATACTTTTTAGTATCTTTCCAAGCATACTTAGATGTATCTAATAACATTGATAAAACTCTTTTCTTTACCTGATTGTGTAACCAGAACCAAGGTTCAGTAATGTGTGCAGATTGAACTACAGATCTTTCAACATTACCAACTAATTCATTACTAGAAATAGCTCCTTGTCTCTGAGGAGATACGCCAGATAATTCTGATACCATTTGTTCTATCTTATCTAGTAATCCGATATAAGTATTAATAGTATTAGCCATACTAGCATCAATAGAAGCCCATTGATTGTATGGTGATGGTTTACCACCTTCTCTACCAGGAATGTTCCATCCTTCTTCGTAAGGATTAACAAATACTACACCCAGTGCATTCATGTAATGCATCCATTTATCAACATCAATACCCATACTTTTTGGTATTTGAGTCACGTCAATAACTGGAAGTTTGCCTTTATCTCTCGCTATAGCTAATTCTAAACGATACCATAAAATAATATACATATACTGTAACGGTTTCATAATGGCTACAAGAGACTTAGCTTTACTATTGGTATTACTATAAGCCACTCCAGTATAAGGTAATTTGCCAGAATTTAATGTAGAACTATTTTCAAACTGGTATTCTACAGGTTGCATTCCAAAGTAAAGTGCATCTTCATCACCTTCATCTGCGGTTCTATAGCCTTCCCAAGTTTCAGTAATCCATTTCCATTCAATATCTATTTCATTACCTGTTTCTTTATAAGTTTCATCTACTTCAAATTCTTCAACTGTTTCTGTATCAGGATTTATAATAGTTACAAAACCTATTTTCTTAAATGATTTCCAGCATACATGATATAATATAACATCATCTAATACTCTGTCTTCTAGATATCCATTAATTGAATTATATCTATTTAAAGTAATATGATTATAATCATCAACAGGACTTTTGTCAGGACCATAGCCAGAAGTAGGTTTCTGACCTACTAATTCTAATAAATGATTTAACTGTTTTTCATCTAGTTTATCATAATAATCATCATATAAACTAGCTACTGATGTACGTATTCTTCTTACACACCAAGATGCTTCATCTACAAATTCAATACCTTCTTCTGCAGGATATTTAAAGTCCATAGTATTAACTCTCTCTGCAAATGGGTCACCATTTCTAATACCTACATAATAGAATTCTAACCCACCACATAAAGCATCTTTAAATCCTTTTTCAAATTCATGTGGTAAATTTAATTTTTTCCATAAGAAGTTCAAAGAATTGTATGCAGTTATTTCTGCGACATCTTTATAACTTTTAGTGAGATATTCTTGTATTTTTTCTGGTGTCTGTATTTCGCCTGTTTGTAAAGCTTGTTGAAATCTTTGTTGTTCTTCCGGACCTAATTGAGCCATCATTGCTGCTTGTGCATATTCCAGTAACATTTGTTTAGCTTTCTCTTGAATATCTCCAGCAGCAGCATCACTGGTTCTACACACGTTATAATTAAAAGGTCTCTTTGTTTCTTCTCCTAATAATAAATCTATTTTAGGTCTAATTATATTATAATCCTGAGCCATTGCTGGAAAACCATCATCTTGGTTAAAAGGATTTGTAACATACTTAAGATCTTTTTCATTATATATACTATTATATAAATCATAATAACTCTGTAATTCCTCTTCATCTGGAATTGAGTTAGCAGAAGAAAAACCAGATATACCTATAAAATAGTCTACACAATCTCTACGCCATTCCTCTGTCTTTTTAGACATAGGTAGCTTTTGTACAGGCATGTTTGATATATTTCTTTCCATATTAGTTAGTAAACATATAAGTGGTTGTACTAAAACTGTTATTTATCTGTGGCTCATAAGTATTATCGTAATTTTTAAATAAAGGAGCATTAAATAATCTAATCTGTTTCTCCTTTTCAGTCTTTTGCTTTACTTGATAATTATACAATTGTTCTTTGTATATCATAATCTGTAGTAATGCCATTACTCGGTCTACGTTAATTTTTTCATTATATTTAATTAGTTCTTCTAGTAATGGTTCAGACATAATGGTATTTAACCTTAAGGTATCATTACCAAGATCTTCTTCAAGCCATTCTTTTATTCTATCAATACCCCAAGCTTTAATCTCTTTTGTCATATGACATCCTTTTCCTCTGTTTACTTTAGAGGAATTGGTGATGTCTCGTATGATATCTGGTTGATCTGCTAATAAATAATTACAATGCTTATTATTAAAATAAGTAAAAATACCAGTATTCTGATTTTCTACCATTGCTTTAGCATTATAATACTTAAGTAACTTACGAACATTCTCATAGAACTCTTCAGCTGTTTTAGGTCTACCAGTATACTCTGCGACTATTATATCTTGATAGGATTCAAAATCTTGAAAACGTTTGTATATAATACAAGAACCAAGAGAATTAGTACCTGATTGATCTTGATCATATGGGTCAATGCCGGCAATATATAAACCAAAAGGTGCATCCTTTACTGGATGTTCCCATATTACTATAGCCCCCGTAGGATCAGCGGTTTTAGGTAAAGGGAACTCTTTTATATCATTTTTATTTTTTGAGATATTCCACACTATTTCTCCTTTTACCTCAGTAAGGTATCCTACTTGTTTAGCATTAGCTAATTTCTTATTAGTTCTTATTCTAGCTAATTGTTTTTGTAATTCTTTTTTGGGAAATATGTTACCTGATAGTTCAGTAAATGCTTCTGCTGGTGTCTCCGAATGTTCGGCACAATATCTATCTACCTGTTGAGAACTTTTAGCACTTTTTAATTCTTCTTCTCTAAGATTCAATATGAATTCTCTGGCTTTCTCGTGTAATGTATTGCCATCTTCATCCATATACAATCTTTTACCATTCTCATCACGTATATCTAGATTAGTATGCTGCGGTACAAAGAATCCACACGGTTTACCACCTTGCGCCCCTTCATCCCATATATTATCAAATTCTATACAGTTAAATGCTTTAGGATCATAAAACGCATTTCTTAAACCCGCTACGTTATCACCTTCATCACCACCTGTACCAAACATAATCATCAAACCAAATGCTACACCATCCTGTTCTACAGAAGGTCTAGCAATTTGCCAGGCTGCTTCTAATTGATTATTAGATCCAGCTTCTTCCCATAAGATTAATTTACCAGCTTTACCACGAACTGAATCAGGATTGTCTTTAATAGATACACCCATTATCTCAGACTTATAACCTGTTTCTACTTTGTTACCATAATCATCAGTAACAAGCATAGAAGCTCTACGTCTCATGGACGTGTTTGATACTTGTCTCTTTTTACCCCAAGCTGTATTACCATCAATAAAATCCATGTAATCCCAAGCCTTAGTAAGAATACCATCTTCTGTTAAATACTGTTTATTAGCAGCATATACATATGATTTTGAATTAGGTATTAAAAAGAAGTTTCTACATAGCATAGCACCACCTTTGTAACTAAAACCTTTACGTCTAGCTTTTGCTACGCATAAGTGTTTACCTTGATTCTCAGCTTCTTCTATAGATAAGAAATAGTAATAATCATAATCATAAAAATCAGGAAAAGCTGTTTCACGAGTCTTCTTTACTACATCATGTCCTTTTGCATCTTTTGTAATCTTATAGATAATTCTTTGAATAGGACAGTAATTAAGATAAAAATAATTATAACCTGTAATATAATCACCATCATCCGCAGTAAATCCATTAATACATCTATCCATTTCAGTTTCCCAAAACGAGAAGTATTCTGAAGTTCCTTTAGGGTATAAACAGTAAGAGCCGGTCTCCATAAACTGGATGGCCGGCTGTCTAAATTTATTTGAATTTATTATCTTCTTACTGAAATCAACCATGTTACTTTTTCTTAAACCAATTTTTGATCTTTTGCCAGGTTGAAATTTTAACAGGTGCCTTTTCTGGAATTGGCATACTACCCTTACAAGGTGTATCTAAATATTCCTGATGTCTTTTATATGCTTCTGTAAAATCCAGAGTAATAGTACCGTTAGCCTTGGCAGTTTTGCCAGATGTCTTAGTCTTAGCCATATCTTTATAATTTTATGCAGCAACGCTGCTTGGTTTTTAATGTTTTAAATTGTGTTTATATTGTTACAACTACTTCGGTAATTCGAACGGATTCAGCTCTCCGCCACCTCTTACTTTTGAATTTGACAATTCTTCTGCTCTTACAGAAGACTCGAGTAAATCTAGAGATTTTATAGTATTACCTAATGAACCCATACCTGCTAATATATCTTTTACTTTCTTTTCATCAAGTTCATCAGCTAAGGATTCACTATAGTATCTAGATATACTTTCTAATTTCTTTCTAGCATTTTGCAGTAGTTGTAGTGTTAAGGTGTTTGCAAATGCTATATAAGCTTGTTCAGCTTCAATTACTTCTTTGGGAAGTTTTATATTTTTATCTCCAAATAATTCTTGTTTTAATCTTGGCTCTATCTTATCACTGTCCATACTCTGGACATAGGGACTATCATATTTATTTTTAAGAACTATATATGAGATATATTTAGTAGCCATTTCTTTATCTGCCTTATCGGCATCCCATACTTTTTTAAAGGCTGGGATACCTAGGGCATCATTGTGTATAACTACTTTACCTGCTAAAATATCAAATAGTTTCATTAGTTCGGACAACAATCACAATAAACTTTTTCACACTTTCCACAATCACGTACTTTTAGATAATTGTCTCTCTTTTCTTTTAATTCTACTAATTTATTAATAGCAGAGGCACAAGGTACAATTATAATTTCAGAAGCTTTATCTTTTTCTGTAGTAAACATTTTGAACAATATACTAGGTTCGGTGATTTCATATTTTTGACCCTCGTAATATAATTTTCCGGCTTCAGGTAAAATATAATAATAGTCTATTATATCGTATTTATCAAAAGAATCCTGAATATTTTCAATAGAGCCATCTGTAGTGCTCAACAAACTGTTGTATCTTAAACTGTAAATCATATTAATCAAATTTTAAGTATCTTAATTTATAATGTCTATTTAAAGCATCAATTGCTTCTTGTTTAGTGTAAAACGCATTTACGTACTCCGGATTACGACTGTAGTTATTTATTATCTCCTTCAGTTGTTCCGCTATCTCGTCCTGATTCTTGTGTCTCATTTTCTATTGTATTATCTGATGAACCAAAACCACCACCTCTATCTTCGCCAGTTAATTCTTCTGTTTCTACTGGTTCGATTTTCGGATAAGGCATAATGATTAACTGTGCAATCTTTTCACCCGGTTGATAGATAGTAGGTAATGCATCTGTAGTAAGTTTAAACTTACACATAATTTCATTTTTGTAATCACAATCTACTACACCTACACAGTTACACATTGATAACGATCTCTGAGATACAGATGATCTCATAAAGATGAAACCTACATATCCTTCAGGAATCTCTACTGCTAAATCAGTATGATACACTAATACCATCTTACCACTCTTATCAAATTCCTGAGTAAACCTAGTAGCGGTTAAATCTAATCCGGCATCATTCGGATTAGCATAAGTAGGTAATACTGCATCTTGTGTTAATTTCTTAAACTTTACTTCCATGTTATTTTCTTACTATATTATTTCCTAATATTATTTCGGTCATCTGTGCTGCTAGATTTGCAACATAGTCTTCAGCAAATTGACTTTCATTAACTTTAGATTGAATCTGTAATAGTAAATTTAGTATTATGGATTGGTTAAATAATATCTTATCTAATTTTTCTTCCATATTCCATTTTTTCTCTTTCTTCAAAGTCTTTCCAAAGCCTCTTAAGTAGATCGGCTTGCTGTCTACCTATTGTTTTAATTTCGTAGTTATCATAACCGTTGTCACTACCATCATCAAACAAAGTATGATAAGAAGAATCAATCAGATAAAATAGATTCTTATCTTTATTAGCTCTACGAATTGATAACGAACTATATTTAGCATATAATGAAGTATTTTCCATTACTGAAGTTTTTTCAAAATTATCAGTAATTTCTTTATTTTCTCCTTCTTTTAAGGAATTATCTTTTGTAGAGAAATCATTAACTGATTGTGTTATTCCTATTTCTTTGGCTATTGCATCTGAAATTTCTTTAGAGATATAATCCTTGTCTCTATTTTTACTTAACCACAGTAAAGCTATAGCATTCCAAGCTACTTGTGCCAAATGTCTACATCCTGTTTCCTCATCAAACTCATCATGTTCAGCAGCATACAAATGTCTTAATAAAGCTCCTTTGTAACGCTCATAACCATTATCAAGATTCTGCCAATTGTTATCCCCATACTTCTTAGCGCCTTCTGTATATACTCTGGCTATGTCTTCAAGACAATCTAGTGGTATTAATTCCCATCTTGTTTTATCATCTTTTCTGTCGTTTTTCTTTCCTTCCATCGTAAATATTCTTCTAATTGATCCACACACCAAGTAACTAAATACGCATATTGTTCATTTCCCTCATCATAACCTTCAGTATTCATTCTAAGAAAATCATAAACTGCATCTGCATAATGTATTGATTCGTGAGCTAATGTAGAACATTCTACTTTAGATTTTAATGCTATTAGTATACCCATTCTTCCACTTTTCTTTTCTGCTACCAAATAAGTAACCCCTAATGTGTTATTTGGTTTATCTGGTGTTTCACATTTATCTTCATTTTGAAGATGTTTAGTAGTTAAGAAAAAGTCAAAGAATTGAGTTATTTCATCCCAATTATCTATATCTGATATATAAAGATTTATTGGATATAAATTCTGAAATAGTAGAATATTACGAGGTTTGTTCAATTTCTTTGCCATATTTCTTTTTAGGTTTTATCTTAAAAAGATAACTAAACATTATTGGTTTGATATCCTTGGTATTACTTATCTTTTCATTTGCAAATTTAAATGGATGATTACATATTACTTCTACTACTTGATAAGGTATGTTATATTTGTTAGCTAAATGGGTATATATGCTAATTCTTTTTTGAGAAATCATATGCCATTTTATAGTTTTCATTCCAAAGTAAATCATCGAGATCACTATCTGTTTTTATAGAATTAGGTCTAATGGTATTGGCAAATATCTTTAAAGAATCTATCCAACGATCTGCATCAAAAACTATTAAAGAATTTAGTAAATCAACCTCTTCTTTTGTGTAATCTTCTCTTGGTTCTAAAATTACTAATTCGTCATAATCAATTTTACCCTTAGTAATAGGGAAACACAATGTCGTATGATCTGTAATATAATGGAACTTATTGTATGATAGATCTATATGAAATGACTTACTAAATAGTTTAGTTATTCTCGAATATTCTTTCCAAAGTAAGATGCTACCAGGTTTAATTTTCAGAGTTTCCATATTTTATTTTTAATATAATAGTCAACTGGACTCTATCACCAATAATAACGGGTATTAAAGCTTTATTCACACATAATTCATCTTCTGCAGGACCAGCTTTTAATATCCCTTTATCTTTGAAAGACTTAATGTATCTACTCAGGTTATCTTTAGTAATACCTAGATTCTCAATAATCCATTTTCTATTGTGTCTATTAGCTACATTTTTATTTGTGTTTGGTTCTTTTTCATATTCAATATCCATTCTAATCAATGTAGCCATTAACTCTAATTCTCTATCGGTTAACCTGAGTATGCCATTAAGTGTATGTAAGAATTCTGTTATAAGTTCATCCTTGTTGACTTGTTTAACAAGCTTATTCATTTATAATAGATTCAAATTTATTTAGAACTTTCATCAGATTAAAGTAAACAGTATCATGTTCTACTTTTTGACATGTAGGCATTTTACCTGCTTCATATTTTTCTTCAACTACTTTATTACGTTGATTGTACTTATTCTGTAATCTCTTAATTTCTGTATAAAGCTTTTTTACTTTATCAGAATTGTTATCAATTTTATCTTCCTTAGTAGGAGATAAAAGACCTGCTTTTGTGTAGTTATCGATCACTTTTGCAGAAATAACCATACTCTTTGCCGAATAAGTATTATCTGTAGTTTTCTCTGAACTCATAATGAAATTTTCATTTTCTTTATTATAAGAAAATACATCATCTACTTCTGCACATCCAAAAGGTTTAATAACTTTATACTCTGTAATCATATTACTTATTTTTAAATTCGTTAATTGCAAGTTGTATCCACTTATTAATATCAAATTCAGTATCACCTTCTTTAATCGTAATACCGTTACTAGTATATTGTTTAGGTTGCTGAAAGATATTATATAAACTTAGTGCATCTTGCATGGATAAATCGATAGAATCAATTACTTCACTATTAATATCATTAATGTCTTTAATCACATTCAATCTAATTTGCCCATTTGGAAGGAGAGTTATAAGCTTACTATAATCTCCTAACATGTTTTGTATCATTTGTTGTATCATGACTCTATAACGTAATAGTTGTGTTTTTGTTGCAACTTTTTACAAATAAAAAGGGGTTAAGTAAAACCTAACCCCTAGTGACACCACATACAACCACGATTTAATTAAAAGACTAACGCTTTAGTCTAGTTTATTTTTTAATAAAAGCTACTACATTATATGGATTTACTAACTGAGAATCTTTAAATAGATCAAAATCAATTGTAGATTTTCTAGAGTAAGCTATAATATCACCTACTTCAGGATGATTGTTAGGATCTGTCCATTGATAGTTAGCTGGAATTGCTAATACTACACCTTTCTTAAAGGTTGTAGGTACTTTCTCTGTAACTGTTTCACTATCTGTAATCTGATAGCCATTTTCATCTGTTTCCCCAGTATTGATAGGCTTTGTTATTTCTTTTTCAATGTATTCTTCTGGTAATGGTTTTACCAAGATATCTTTAATAAATTGAAACTCTAACTTAGACAGTACTGTATTTAATAATTCTTTATCTTCTGTATTCATGAATAACTTAATTTAATTGGTTACTATAACGTAATAACTCTTGAAAATGTTCCAAAAATATTATAATTTGTATTTTAGTATATTACCACCGGTGCAGCATATATCTAAAGCTATCTTTGGACAATGTTCTTTATCTTCAAAGACACATCCATCACAACTACCGTTAGGTTGGGGGTGTACTATGTATTCGATATCGTTGATTGTTACTAAGCCTTTTAATATAGCTTCTTTAGCCTCTGGTTCTCCCATTTCTAATCTAATCATAATTAAACTCTCCATCACAAGGATCTATATCAAGCTCTTCATCATTGCAATAGTTATAATCTATATCATCCATAATAGTATTAAGTTAAGTGATCTAGAGTAAGAGTAGATAGTTTATAATTTATTATCTTTACTCTGGATTTATCTATCTATTACTCAGTAACAGATAACGTTTGATATATCAATTTTGTTCCATTTTTAGTAAAATAAAAATAATTTTAACATTATTTATGATTGTTTAATTCTTGCTAACGTTTGTACTCGTCTTTTTAGTTCTTTTTGGAACTCTTCCCAACCTTTTCTTCCAGTATACATTCCTTTGCCTATGCAATATATACCGTTACCAATGGGTCCGATTTGACAATAATCTTCAATTTTCTTAGTACATTCTTCAAAATCTTCTATTGTTAGAGGTTTTTTTAACATAATTTAACTATTTTTAATATATTTTATAATTTAAAAGTGTTAACAAATCATAAAATTTGTTAATATTATCGAAATATAATGTATAACAAATCTTAAAATATGTTAAATTTTCAAAATAATTATTTAAAGATATTGCAGATATCTTAATACATTTATCACCATTTACCTTAGTATGTTCATCCATAACAAAACTTAATACTTCAAATTCACTATATTCATAGTACCATAGCTTACTAGATTCATTATAAGTAAATCCTTTATCTAATAATTCTTTTTTAACTGTTTCTATCATATAATAAAGTTTATTACTTAAACGCATATGTGGGAATATAGTTCAAAAATATTTTATAAAAAATTTTGAATAGTATGATGATGAGAGCGTGAAGCACCAAACTCCAAGCCCCCCTCTTACCCCTTCGGGGGAAACACCCCCCATTGTATAGTTTTGTTCTTATTTAAATTTGTAGTATTGTGGATAAATTAAGTATTTTTCAGATCGAGGATGCAAGTACTAAAGAGTACGATGCTATCCGTGTTAAACTGTTTCCAGGTGAAGACATTGAAGACGCTGTTATAGGCTTTAATCGAATTGTCTTCGAAAACAATCAGAGTTTGTTATACTCCAGACTAAAGAAAAAGCTTGGAGATGAAGATACCTGGGAATGTAATGAAGACTTTACTGATTGTGTAAAGGTTTCGGGTGAAGCTAAAAGAGTTGCTTGTCGTAAACACTATCGCTTTGAGCGTGATGCGAAAGGTAATATCAAGAAGGCTTCGCCTGAAAGAGTAATCAGTTTTGTTAAATTGGTTGCTTTTCGAGGCGATACAATTGAGTCTGAACTCCAACGATATCTCAATCAGATACCTGATGAGTTATTTTTAGAGGATGAAGAAGAGAAAGAGGGAGAGGAATAAATCCTCTTCCCCTTTTTTTACGGCATCAATCATCAATCATAAATAATCATTACATTTAATATATAGCGCATTATGGAGTACATCGTCGTTTTGATGTTTATCATTCTTCATTTAATAGACAAATATTTTATTAAAGATGATAAATAAGGAAATACAAGACTATATTGATTATCTATTATTTCTTAAATATGATAGACAATTAGTATGGTCTAATACTACAATTGCTAAAATGTCAGATAAGCATTTAGTTAATGCTATAAAATATCTGGAACAACATAATCCTAATCATAATATGTTAGCAATAATGTATAAAGAAAGAGACTATCGATTAGATTGTTTTCAATTTACTTAATTTTAATCAATAAAATTATACATCATGTCAGATATAGAATTTACAATGATTACTACTGCCATTTTACTATATGCTTCAGCTATAGGTATAATAGCAGTTTTCATTCATACTCTTTATTCAATATACAAAGAGCGTAAAGAGCAGTAAAAACAAGTTATGTTTAACTTAATAGTTGTAGGTGTATATACTTAAACCTTCAGCATTATGATTAAAAACAACCAATCCCAGGTGAGTGGAAGTTCCACTTTTAAATATCCTGGGCAGTAGCCAGCCACAGCTACATAAGTAAACTTGGGCATTTTATTTACTTGCTGGTGGGGTAATTTAAACCAGTAGTGCTGTTTTTGGCAGTTTGATAACGAAGCACTTAAAAGATAACAAAGGTAAACTGTACAGGAAACCAATTCCGATTTATAAGTTTGGTGACAACTTGAAAGAGAGTGACAGCTTGGAGAGACAGCGTTGTATACTAATACTACTATTTTTTATGATTTAAGTTTTACAAGCGTCTTATAGTTTAATTTAGACTATAAGTTTCAGTGAAGGTTCTAACTGAGTAATGCGTATCAGAACCATAAAAAACTCAATAACTTCCCAAGACATTGAGGGCACCAGTTTCTTATAGGTTACGCATGTGAGGACGAATATACTCCTTGCGATATAAGTTTTAGGTGTAAAATGCACGGTTCAATAAGCATTTATTTATAATCAGGCTCGACAGATACATAGCGTATCGGAGCGACGAGTATTGGGAGCGATACTCTAAATTATTAATGAAAGATATAGGGTATGCTACATAAGTAGTACTATATCAGTTAACTATATTTGGATAATCTTGTCAGTGCAAGACCCAAATATATGTAACGTATACATATTTATCTTATTTATTAACTTTAGTAATAAATATCACTGAAGATAATGTGTATATTATTAAACAAGGGAGCCTACCCTGCCATGTAGTGATACTGTATTAGCTAAAGTCAATAGTACAGAAAGGCTATCACTACATGGTTAATATTAATGTAGCCATTCAATAGAATGAGAGTCCAAAGCCTCTATAAATACAGATGGATATTAATTTTAATTAAATAATTATCACAATGAAAGAGTTATATGTATTAATATCATGGCCTGAAATACAAGATTTTATGGAACATGAAAGATGGGAAGAGTGTATATTTTGCCAAGAAATAGAAGGACATCCTTGTCCTGATAGTACTTATGCAGTACCGGTAAATCTATACAAAGAAATCTATAATATACAATGAAAACATTAATAATAGCTACAATTCCTATTGTTTTTGCGATAGTTTGCTATATGCTATGTATATTATTACAGTATATAGACTATCGTAAAAAACGATTACCAAAAGAAAAATATAGTGAATTCTGTAAGAGAGTTTACACAAGATATTTATAGTTAACTGTCTTTTGAATATCTACTCCTCACAGTCGATTTCCTATATCGACTTATCATTGTGAAATGATTATTCCTCGTTAAGTAATAGTTAGTAAGTATGCGTTGATGCGCCAAGGTACAGGTTAGGAGACCTGTATACTGAACACTATTACTCTCACCTCTCCAAAGTAATGACAACCTCATCGTAGTTACTCACCTCTTGCTTAATTTTATCGTTTATCGTTTGCCATAATCACGTAAGAGTAACGGGTTTTGGAGTCCAGTATTATAAGACCAGTGGAACACTAACACATAGTAATATGTATAGCATACTGGCATAGAAGCTAATAGTCATTATTTCTCTGAATATTAAATTCATAATATATATGGTTAGATTAATATTAGAGAACAAGTACGAAACCAACTGGTTTCAACAGTTTCGATTTCTCAAAGCAGAATTGAGACTAAAACTACGAGAATGTATTAAATTGTTTTACCATATTAAAAAAGGAAGAACAATATTAGTACAACCTTGTAAAGATGAACTTCCTCTAAATTTAAAGCTTGATATTTCATATCATAGATTAAAACCTTATTTCTATGTAGCAATGTCAGATATATCTTCAGTATTTAACAGTTTAGTTGATGCAAATCACTATACTTGTTATATTGTAGATTACTATAGAGGATATCGTATTTATATTTCTCGTACGTAAATTTAAAGAGTGAGTATTGCATTAATTCCTGTATTTGCTTTTACTCACTCTTTTTATCTTGAATATTAATTTAAAACATTTATATTATGAAAATAGAAATCAAATTTGGAAAAGATTACACCTGTTGGTATTTAACTCCAGCTATTGGTATAGGGAATTTTAGTCTTTCTACTATTATTGGTATAGCTTTCTTATGTTTTAGTATAGAATTAAAAGTTTATAAATCATGAAAGCAGAACGTGGTAGTTTAATACAACAGCTTATAGGTAGAAAAGTAACTATCATAAGTCACAATCTGATGGGAACAATCATATATATGGATATTGCTAAACATAGCAGATCTGTAAATATACTATTAAGGGTTAAAAGACTTGATAAAATATCTTACAAGACTATTACTGAAGATAGAGAAATATCTCTGAGTCTTACAGGATTATTAAAGGATGTCAGGTTACACGCCTTAATATAATTTCTTAAGATACTTGTTGAATGTAATTATAGACTCTATCTCGGATAACATGTGAAATGGACTAGAGATTAACTTAACCATAGTGTAGTAATATAATAGCAGCTTGGCGGCGTTAGCGAAATCTTTACTATTACTATGGTTATTTATTATTAACGTATTTAAATCAATTAAATCATGAAAATAAAACTTTTATTTGCACAAGATGGTGCGATTAAACAAAAACTTTGCCAAATAAAACTTTTACAAACATTGTTTGGTTTACGTTTACAGGAAGCTAAATATGCTGTAGATTGTGGAGAATTTATCCTACAAGATGAATGTGATAAAAGCTTAGTTGAAACGATTAGAAGTAATTCTGATGCCAATATTGAAGTAGTAATACTTTCTCCACAAGAAACAGAAAAAACATTTCAACTAACAGTTTATTCACATCTACAAAATCTATTTCCTCAAGAATGTATTCTTCTTAATAAGAAAGAATATGAAAAAGAGCGTAAAGAATTAATGAAATATAAATCTTTATACTTAGATCTCGTAGGGAGTATACACAGTATTATAGATACGTTTCCAAAAGAATAATTGATTTATATCAATTATAGTTCAATTTTTATTAATTAATAAACGTTTATCAAAAAATGGAAAATGAACAAGGTTCAGGAGTCTTTAAAGGCTTCGTGTCGGTAGTATTAGTACTACTGTTGGTATGTGCAGGTATTTGCACTTACAAGTATGTCAAGGGAGAAATCCCTGGTGTTACACAGAATTCCACTACTGAGGAATTTATTGAGTCTGAAATGCAAGCTGTGCCTACAGTGGAAGAAGCTATGCAAGAATGGAATGATCTTAAAGAATCATCCAGGTGTGACGAAGTTTATAGTAACTTTCCACCAGCAATAATGCAAGCATTGTTTGAAAAATTGGGTACGCAAGAACCTGTAAGAAGTTATGTATACGAATACGAACGTAATAGGGAGTATTACATATCCTTACAAATTGCTAAACAATTAGAAAAACAAGGATTAGATAATCCTGGAGTAGATGGAAAAAGAATTGAAGGAGTAGAAATAACTACTAAGTTAAAGAAAGAAAAGGAACCTGAGAAGGTACCAATTCCAGCAAAAGCTGCCAAGGATACAATAGTGTATCAATAACAGTTTACAACTTCATTATTTCTTCAGTGGCTGTACTTGCATGTGAATGTAGGTGCAGTCGTCCTCAGAAAATGACAACCATGTGGGGCGTAAGTAATTGTATAGACATTTATATTTATTAAATACGACATATAAATATATTTGAATATTCGTATTTATGCAATTATGATCGTGCGGACGTTAAAATCATGGAGATGATAAGAATTGTACTGACAATACAATTATGCTGTATCTTAAAACAAGTTTTGATAGTCAAATTTTCCTAAACCAATCCTCGTTATTAGGTAAAATTTCTTTTTGTTTATGTATTGCTACAACAATACCCTCACTGTTCATTCGTTATTTGCATTGTAGTTGTAGATACAATGCCGTCATCAAATGTCAAATTTAAAAACAATCCAAAAAATGAAAGGAATTGTATTAATTGTGATGCCAGATGCATCACAACACGTAGAAGTGAAAATACCTAATGGTATTACTCCTGCACAGTTTGATGCGATCATGAATCGTATTAAGCACGACTTCTTTACGACAGTAAAACCACAAGCTGATGCTGATTCATTAGTTGTTACAACTTATGATGAAAGTGAAGCAAATGCTATACTGTCAAATGCAACATCTATTAATGCTGCAAAAGTATTAATTGACGTTGTAGGTAATCCTCAAGACTCTGATTGGAGTGGAAGATTCTTTACACTCTACGGTAACGGAGATCCAAAAGTAGCACAAGCAATCTTATTCTTAAAACAGAATATGGATGCTTCAGCACAGAATTATCTTAAATCTAATGGTTTAGGATGGTTATGTGACTTCTTAGGTCTTAGTATAACCAAATTTAGATTCTAATGGGAAAGACATTTAAAGACATGAAAGCATCCAAATCTTTACGAGAAAATAAAAATTCTCATAAGAAGCGGATGCTTCCTTACAAAAGAGAGAATAAAAAATATGATGAAACTCGCCAGTAACATCAAATATTTTTATTATATGGTGGTTATCCCCAAGAAAGTGTAAAAGTCCAGAGTCCTAAGACAAATCAAAGCTATATGAAGATATATAGTACGTCGATAAAGTAGTTGGGATATTGTCGAAATAAGTTAAATGAATAAGACAAACACTTTCTTTTTATTTGCATCTTAAACAATCAAATATGAAAGATAAAAAGAAATTATTTTTGTGGTTATATATACCACAGAACAATAAAGTACAATTTGATCCTTACAAGAGTTCTGTAACTCGAGTAGAAGTAGAATGTACTTTTAAAAAAGTGATACGTGATAAACATTCACCAATGGTAGAGTATACTTATACTCATCCACGACTTAATAAAAAGCTTACAGGTATAGTACCTATGGCTTTGTGGGAGGCATAATATGATAAGAGAGATTATAGAATATGTAGTATTCTTCATATGGATCTTTGGCTTTGTTATGTCATATGCGTTTGGTGATATTCCTGCGATACTATATATCGTAATCTCTCTTATAATTATGTGTCGTATTCATATACGAGGCTTAAAAAAACTATTTTTATTAATAATTAAATCAATTAATTATGCGGACAAAAAACAAGATTACACGAGAACAACATCGTGTAAAGAAAGCACAGAAACAAGAAAGTAAAGTCTTGTATTTTGCGCAAGATCCTCAGGTAAGTTCTCGCATCCTTGCCGTTCTCCATGTTGGAGCTACCAAAAGTGCTGTTCCTTTGTATGAAAAGAAACAGGGAACAAAAGACATCTTTGTCTATAATAAAAAGACAAAGAAAAAGGAAAAGAAAACAATTACCACAAGTATTCATGTATTTAATGGACAAGCCATTAAAGAAATTGAAAGATTTAAGGTAATTTGTGGTTCAAACGGTAAAATGGGAACTTGGTACAATACTATTTCTGGTGTACGTGATTCCAGAGCTGGTGTTGAAGTTTCTGAAGCTCAAAAGTTCTGTAGAACTCGGGTGGGCAGAAAACTAACAAATGAAGAATTTCTTAAATTGTATCCGCAGCAATGTAATGCATTTAAAGAAATCTTCAAAACAGAATATAATAACCTTATTAAAAAGTAAAAAGTATGGGTTGGATTGATGAACTTATTGAAGCTGAGTTTGCCTCTGGTAAAGATCCACCAAAAGATCCACCAGAAGAAAGAAAAAGTAAAATTAAAAAATTAATACGAGAAGAATTAAATAAAAATCCAGTATTATCGAATGTCTTAAGAGAAAATAAAGCTGAAGGTAAATTCATAAAAGAATATACAGACAAAATTATTCGTTATAGTTGGTCCGACAGAGCAGTAAGAGAAAATATATGCTATAATATTAACTCTGAGTGCCCTATTGATCTTGCGTTTACTTGGAGAAATACTAAACAAGGTCACGAATACTGGAGAAAATTAATGATCTCGTAATAAACGAATTATCCAAATAAACTTTATTTATTAACAATTAAAATTATCAAAATTATGAGCGAAATTAAAGACGAAATCCGTAATGGTAGAATCATTAACAAAGAAGTAGTAACTGCAGCAGCTGAAGAACTGGCTAAGAAACGTAACGCAAAATTGACAAAGGAAATGATGCGTATCGCTGTTGACTCTGAATTCGAACGCAAAAATGCATTGTTGAATTTGCAGCGTAACCGTGACGAAGAAGATCCAATCAAAGCTTGTTTAAAGGCCAAAGAAGCAAATGAAATTGCAGTAAAAGAAGGAAAGATGACACCGGAAGAATTTCGTGAAGCAAACCGTAAAGCCGATGATGAAAAAGCTAAAGCTTTACGTAGTATTTCTGATGAATACTACACTCTGCGTAACCAGTTGCAGAAGCAATGTTATGACGTCCTGAATGATTGGGATGATTAATAACAACTCCGAACCTGTGCCGATAAGTACTGTAAAGCTTATCAATTAATATTAGTGTCTTTACATTTGTAGAGACACTAATACTAGTTAGTGCCGAAAGTTATTAAACCGAATGGATTTAGTAGGTAATTAAGTTGAATTAACAACTTCCCTCAAGTGCTATATGCCGTAGGGTGGAAAAACAACGTGCCACTGATCATGTGCCGAAGATCATTACTATTGTTTTAGCTATTGTACTTTATGTCCTGCATAAAAACAATAGGCTCTACTTGTAGAGTTTTATAGTAATGGTTATCAAAACACATATAGAAATTGTGCTTTATGCCGAAGTTTTATTTTTAATATATAGTATAAATGTTAAGTAAATCATATTACTATGCTGCATCTAATTTATATGATTTTTAAAATATTTATACGAACTTCAATTTCTATCAGTCTATCAAAGGCACAGAATCCTAAGCAATATAATGCTTTATGCTTAAATGTTGTTTATAGAAGAGAAAAATATGTAATAAGGGGTCCTCGATAAGAACGTCTTTAGACGATAGAATAGGGTAGGAACAGATAGTACAGTCGCCCTATAAACGATATTTAGTATTACTTAGGATAAACTCTTAAAAATTCACAATTATGGATTGGACAAGAGAAGACTTAGAAAATAAGTCAAAAGAAGAACTTATAGACATCATTATGAACATTCAGGAAGATTTAGAGTATTTTCCAGATCTTTATGATAGTACATATGATGACTATGAGGAATAGAGAGTAAGGAGAGAAATCTCCTTACTTTCACGACCTTTTGGTTCATATTATTAAAATTATTAAAAGTAGATATTCACAGTATAAGAACTGTATTGTGTCTTATTAGGCTTATTAATCATTGTTAGGACGAGGGTTCGACTCCCTCCAGCTCCACGCTTACAAGAGCTACAAGGAAAACAAAACTAGGATTTTTGATCGTGTTGACCGTGCGCCAAGTTTTTAAATTTTAGAACGGTCAAAAGGGGCTGCATGGATTTGACTAGCAATTAGAAAGATAAGATAGGTTCAACATTGTTTTAATTAAATGGCAACACTATGTTTGTCACTGATTATTCTTGCGTAGCGTAAGAATATGATGCGTGCTAAATACGAAAGTTAGGGATACTCTTTAGTTCAATAGGTTAGAATCGTAATTTTATTACGAAATGTGGGTTCGAGTCCCACAAGAGTAACAATTAACTTATGTTTAATTTCTTAAAAGTAATCAGATGAAAAAGATGACTTTAAGCCAATTACATGGTAATCTAAAGACTTTCAGTAAAGAATTTATAGGAGCTGGAAGTAGAAATAGTGTAGTTGGATTGTATCGGAAACTTATTGAGTTAGGAGCAATTCCATCCAGTAAGGAAAAGGATAACAGTCTTATTAACTCTAAGCAAAAGATTGTTATTCTATGTGTTAACGATGGAATTAGGAGTAAATTCGCTCGTATCTCATTGCATGAAAGATCATGGTGGGATTATTGGCATAACAAAGCACACAAGCATTGTAAGCCAGCTTATATTACTTATAATGTACCAAAACAAATGAGTACAGTAATAAGTAACTTAAATATTAAAGAATTAGAAACCCTAATCCCAGAGTAATATGGAACTATCTTATTGGATTTATTTTAAACCAGGTGAAAAAGATAAGCTTAAACAGATTATCGATGAAAATCCTAATCCTTTAATGGCAAATATTGCTATTCAAGAGGAGTTTGGTGTATCACTCACCGAAGCTGAGAAAATTATTGAGGTGTATAACAATAAAATTAACAAAACATGTCATCAAGAATCATAACGCTTAATAAACCAGGTTTATATGTTGCAGAACACAATTCTACTGGTAAGCAATTTTTAGTAAGTATAGGTGGTGAATTACCTATGTTACGTGTAATTAATATAATCAATTTATCTGATTTTGTTAGTGGTTTTTATGCTGATAATAAAGATAAACAAAAATTACAAGATGACATGGAAGCACATCCTAATACATACACTTATACTCCTATTCAAGTTAAATTAGAAAAAGAGTCTAAAGATGTAAAAGAAGATGTTCTTGATTTATCTAGATATTCAACATTAGTTGAAAATAAGGATAAATTATTAGGAATGGATGATAATATGGCAGTTATTACTATATGTAAAGATGAAGGTCTTGATGTAGCTATTGCCACTGAGATTTGGAAACAATTCAAATTATCATTACGACCGTGAATGCAGATGAAGTAAAAAAGTATATTTACGATAAATCTGCAAAGCTATCACAGCAGTTTATTGACTTCATTAAAAATGAAGGAGTTCCTAATTATTTATTACCATCATTTGATAATAATAGTGGTTATAGATGTGATTGGAACATAATAGGTGGAGAAGAAGCAAAAGAATATTTTAAACCTTATTATAAACCAATAAGTGATAAATTTATTCTTAGCTTAGAACAAAGAAAAAATGTACAAACTTGGTTATATAGAGTTAGTACTAAACTTTTTCTACCTGAATTGATGGTAGGAAGTCCTATCGCAACCGATAAAGTACAACTACGAATAGCTACTTCTTTAATCGACAAATTAAATATTCCAAGACAATATCGAGATTATCTATTTGATAATACTATATATTGTTTTTGGATTCGTAAACGAGCATATAGTAATTTCTTTTGGCAAGAAATAGTACAGCTTCCGTTTGCGCCAGATTATCGTTTAAATATTAAGTATTAAATGATAATAGGGTAAGAGAGATTGGGTTCTCTCTTACTCACTAATCCGTAGGCCTATGAAAGAAGAAGAAAAAATTCTAATCGAAAAGGCGAAGCACGGTGATGAAAAGGCCTTTAAGCAATTGTATGATAATTATTATCGTTTAATACGATATATTATATACGATGCAATAAAAGATGAAGAAGCAACAGCTGATTTATTATCTGTTACTTTTACTAAGGCCTTCAAACGTCTCGATTATTTTGTTGAAACTATTTCTTTTGAAGCATGGTTAAAAACTATTGCAGTAAATACAGTCATTGACTATATTAGAAAGAATAAGAATCAACAAGATAATATCTCTATAGATAATGAGGATAATACAATTCAAATATCTAGTGATAACGATCCCGAAACTGATTTAATTAAATCAGAGTCAATAGATATTCTTAGAATTGCATTAACTCGACTTAGAGCCAAATATAGGAACCTTCTAGAACTCAGATATTTTGGTAATCTAAGTTATGAAGAGTTAAGTGCTGAGCTTGGTATACCAGTTGGAACTGTAAAGTCCGACTTAAACAAAGCTAAGCATAGACTCAAGTATTATTTTCAAAAAATTTCAAAAACTAACAAAACATGACAACATTCATTGTATCTATGCTAGTAATTATCGGTATTGTTGCAATTGCACGATATTACGGTAGTTCGTCAATGGCAAGCAATTTATTGCTTACTTTGGCATTTTCTGTTGTCGTGGGTCTTGGTATTCAATTTGTTACTAAGGGAAACCATAGTAAAAAAGAGAATATTAAGATTGAAAATTCCATTGCAGTTAGTAATCCTGTATCCACACAGTCTGTTTGTACAGTGTTGGAACCTGTAAAAACTAGCCATTCTGGGGCTGTGAGTCAGGTACAGGATTATAAAACTGTAGTAAAGGAGTTTCCACGATTAAATTCCAAAAAGCTTGCGTATACTGAACGCATAGCTCCTCCATTCCCAGATTCATCCTAGATGGATATAACGGGATCACATTATTAGCTTTATAAAATAATTTATTAACTTTTAATATTCGAAAAGGCGAATTAAACATTATCAAAATGGAAAATAATAAGAATAAAGGTCAGAAAACTGACGATAAAACAAAGAAAACTACTGCCGCTCCTGCGGCTGCACCGGCTGCACAAACTAAGAAAGAACAGCCGAAGACGGGATTGAAGGAAGATAAAACTCCTAAATCCGCAGCTCCTACAGCTCCTAAGAAAGAGGAAAAGGAGACAAAAAAGCCTACCACTGATGCTACTGGTACAGTAGAAAATGTAGCAGCAGAAGAAGTAAAGAAGCCTGTAACTTCTCCATTAGAATCACCTAAAGTAGATTCCCTGATTTCACTTATGGGTCCTAATGATCTGATGGATGCGAATCATGCTGCAGAATTCTTATCGGCGCTTGAACGTCGTACTGCCCGGATGGATCGTAGTAAACCTATTACGATTCAGATGGAATCCATGCTGGATTATAATATGATGTGGTATGCTGTACGTTTGTCTGTACAATCATTTGCACAGAAACGTGAATGCAATATGCTTACACCGAACGATGAACTTATTGTTCAGCAAGCTATTGATACAGCTGCATCTATGGGTGTTGCTCTTGAAGCTCATCCTACGGATGACCCTAATCAGATGCGTCTTGAGTTTAAGGATATTTCTCCTGAAACAAAAGCAGCAGCTGATGCAGAGAACGCTGCATCAGGTTTAGCTTCAACAGTTAAACCACCTAAACATGTAAAACTTACCGAGGAACAAATGAATCCTCTGAACTGGAAGAATGATGATGAAGCGAAAGCTGCAATCACTCAAGATCTCCAGGAATCAGGAGAAACTCCATCTAATAAATTCTTACGCATCTTGGGTAAAATCAAGACATATCGTGAGAATACTACGGAAGATCCCGTTCAGAAGGGAATCTGGAGTAGCGCTAACTTGGGAGCTCTTGCAAAAGAGTATTTCAACATTATCGGTAAGAAAGGTATTGTTGTGCTCTCTGGACTCATGTCTTCTACCACAACTTCGTTGAAGTTAGGTCAGACTATGATCTTTGCACATTCTCTCTTACGGAAGAATATGAAAGGTCTGAATGATCAAGATGTAGTAGACTTGATTAAAGCGTTTATTGAAGTAATGCACGCAGATCCTGCACAGCCTATCGAACAAGATCCTTGTGTAGTAAAGGGTATTTTGGCTCCAACTCGTGATACGTTTGTACGTATTGCGTTACAAAAGCCAGCAGAAGACGAACTAATGGATTGGTTCAAGAAGATTATGGGACCGTTCTATGATATCTATAAAGATGAAGTAGGTTCTAAATCTGATGAAGATTTTGCTCTGAAAGCAGCAAATAAGATGATCGAAATACGTAACATGTATGTCGATAAAGAAGCTGCATTCCCGCTCTTTACAAAAGAAGATTTCAAGGCTGTAATGGGTAAATAACCTATTATATCAAATGAAAGGTAAATTTGCTTATTTAGCAGTATTTGTTGTAGGTCTTATTATGTCCTACAATACTAACATTTTCAAACCCGAAAGTGTTACGGCAACAGAAACCATTAAAACGGTTCAGTTACCCCCAATTCCAGGTAATTTTAAACTTAACCTGGATTTAGAGACAGGTAAAAGTATCGTGGAAAGTAATATACCCGTTACAAGTACTGATATAACTGTCAATCACCCCACGAAAATCGTGGAAAAGGTAGTGTATAAAAAATCTAAACCCAAAGTAGTATATGAAACAAAAACTGAGGTACAAACGAGACCGGTAATGTTCACTCTACCAACTCCCCGCTCTCACAAATTTGTACCTGAGTATCCTAAAAGTGTAGAGAAATGAAGCAAAAAATAACTAAAACTAATATAGTATCATTAATTGGTATTATTTTATTCTACTTATTTTGTTTATTTTTTGCTTATTGTATTAGTGATTAACTATGTGCTTACCGTAGAATGGCACCGGGGAAAACGAGTCTCTCCCCCGTAGTAAGAAGCAGGGCATTATATATAGTGGTATTGTAGCTGTACACTCTAAAAGCAATAAGACAGCATATATATATTAGGAATATCAAAGGCCAAGAGGATTCGTATATATAGATAAGTAATACAGGATATGAGAATATGATAACAGCTAACACTGTGATTCAAAAGGTAATATGATAGCTTACTATGGATTTATTACTTTATCCGTGAAGAATTAGTAAGAAAATGGGATAGCGTGCTAAACCCATAAAATCTCAGAGAACCGTCTGGCGGAGATTTAAAAAACGCGATCTAGGTCAGCAGACACGAAGACAAATTCAGCAAAGGTATCGGCATCCTAAAGTAAATATAGTTATGAGATATATTTATGAGTGTATTGAAGTCTACACAAAGGAGAAACCTATGTCCGTGGGTACAATCATGTACGAAATCAAGAAGGGACTAAACACGAGTTGCCCCTTAGTAAATATCCAAAAATTTACTAAGTTTTGACTCCTGACTAACGTTTCTGGGTGTGTCCAAAGCATCCATTCTGAATCTATTATTGGAAGATATAGATAAGATAAAAATGCTACTGTAGTGTTCTCTACAAGGTACCAAATGGTTTAAATTGGAACGTATGTTTAAATACATATAAAAGTAGGTATGAAGGCAGAGAGATTAATCGAGGGTGCTATTAGGTGCTACGTAAAGAAGTAAAACGGTACGATTCCGTAGTCTTTTACTCTAAGAAGTAAAGGATAATAGTTTGTATTATTACTTTAGAACATATGGCTGAGAGGCTATGATCCATACAATGAACTTTAAATTCATTAAATATAATAAGAATTCGAGACTTTTATTATATTTAAGTATGACAGATTATCCGGATTAGGTGCCAAACCTATACTTAATAGAACGATTAATACAAATGTGTCAGTGTTTGCTTCAAGTTATGACACAATAATATATGGAAAGAAGCAGGTTGTAAAAGTGTCCTATAACACTACTACAGAATAACGACACCCTTTAGCAAGGTGGTTACTTCGCAAGAAGTGAGAGGGATCTCAATAATTTACGTTATCGAAAAGTTAAATACGCCGGTAGAAACACCGTTACCTGAGAAGAAAGGTAGAAGTTCAATCAGATCTCAGTCGGCTTTCCGAGAGATAAAAGGCGAAAGTTGGGCTAATGTATAGTCAATGGGCTAAATTCAAGTCTGTTAATCCAGAGAAACGTAAATGTTATGACATTTACCTGAATCCAACGATTCATCACTGGCCCGAGAGTTAACGTCACTCTTAAATAAAAGCGAGAATAACATGTTTAACCTAAGTAGTGGCTACGCCCACGAAATAATAAATCCAGGGGAGTCCCCGCTAGGGATAGTAGAATCTGCTGTTGTATAGTAGTATATGTTTCCTGACTGCGTCCTTGGCAAGCCAACCGTTATTGCTAAATAAAACTAATAGAGTATATTGCGCAACAATATGTGTTCATTAGAAAGCGTTTCATGAATCTTCATAGACTGGATACCTGTCATGCGGAAAGAGTAGTGAAAAGTAGGTGGAAGTCCTCAATATTCGTGCTTGTAAAACAATCCTATGGACGGTTATATAATAATATATATTATTGTATGTAATTCCGTATAGGAAACTTAAAACCGTTGCTGCATTTGTAGGGCAGAACTAGTTAAGTAACGTTAGAAAACGACCGTATCTGTAACGGATTCGATAAAGTGGTAAATATTAACTTCTGGGTAATCATAAGCTACATGACAGGCCAATCTGCATGTGCAACTGTCTTGCAAACAGTTACTTTGTATTTGTGATTACTTGCTGAGATTAACCCCGAGACGCCGGGAAATACTAAGTTAATATGATGAGCAATAGTTCCTTTCTCTTAAGCGTAAGAGAATTGTAAAATCTAAAGTAATGGTATTATAATATGTATATTAAATGTCTTAGATCTCATTAGTCTAAAGAAAAAGCTGTGCAGTATCAATAGTATGATAAGCTATTAATTTATTATATGTAGACACTCGTATAAGTAATATTAATTCTGGTATCCGAACTACTCTGTAGAAGCAAGGAATGCAGAAAGGAAGAGGAAGTATCTACCTTGATTTCGATGTAAGTAAATCATTAATATGAAGATTATGCGTTTAAAACGAAAATATTTATACTTTGTAAAGGATTGTACTTGAATGTACGTAGACGATTAGACACATCCTCTATATAATAAAATCTATACAAAGAGAGCAAAACTCGTTAATTTAAACTCATAAAATATGTAAATCAATTGTTTAACATCTCCGTAGGTGGAATCAACCACGGAATCAAAAAAGGAATTTAAAAATGGATAAATCAGTTATTTTGGCATCACAGTGTGGTGCGTCATTAGGTAAATATATTCTCACTATAGAGAAGAACTCAGTAGATCCGAATTATTCACGGAAAGTACAGAACAATGAATTACGGACTAGTCAGCAGATTAATCTGTATTCAATTAAACCTATTAAGGTTAAAATGGCTCAGGAAGTAGAAAGTGCTGAAGGCACTAAATTTGTAGAGTATAACGGCGATTCGAAGTTACGGCTTCAGATTTCCGGTATTAACGACATTGCGGATATTATCCCGAAGCCCAACGCAGAAAGCGTAAAGAATGCGATTACTCGGTTCGAATCAACCGGTGAGATTACAATCTTTATTGATTATCCTCAGTTGACAAAAGAAATAGTTGCTCTGAATATGGAATCACGGGCTAAACTTACAGCATTTGTCAACGAACAGATGCGGTTCATTAAAACATTTGAAACTGCAAACGAAACTGAAATTGCTGCTTGTAAAACGGCAATGGCTGCCGAAGGTATCGAAATTAATAATTATTTCGGATAAAGTAAACTATGAGTACGCCTTTAACGAAAGAAGCGTTCCTAGACCTTCAGCATATGTTTGCTGATAAAGACTTTATATCTTTGCTATTTATGGATGAGAAAGAAATAGCTAGATATATTCATGTCGAAAAAGACGGTAGTGTAACGTTAGGCAGAACAAAATACAAATTTATCAATAGACTCTTTAAAGATGAGAAAGTATTGAGTACTAATGATATTTGTTTACGGCTTATTAAAGTCATTACTGGAAAAGGAGGAACGCGAAACAATGAAGCTTTTGATTGTCTTGTAAAAGATTTTACTAAAGCTTTAGATAAAGGAGATTACTCCTATGCTATTACTCGGATATTTATTGGTTATCGTCTAGGATATCTAGACGATGTTGCAGCAATGCAAGCTTCTTCGGAAAAAGGTGAGGTAAGACTTCCGAATAAGCGAGTATTGGTGCAAGATGGTTTCGGAGATTTCTATGCGATTAAAATAGGTAAATATCCTAGTTAATTAAAGTTGACTATTCTAAAGTAATAAGAGTATTAAATATATAATAGCAGATGTAACGCAAACAATGTAGAAAATATAATTATTACTTTTCAAGATATATCAAAGGACTTGCAGATGTAAGTCAAGTCCTTTCTCTATATCTTATAAGGCTATGATAATGTATCTGTAATGGATACTAAGTGAAGGAAAGCTTCAAGAATAAGACGAAGATGTCATATCGGGATGAACATAGCCACAAAGTACAGGTAGTTGATCATATTTGAGTATACTTTTATGTTTAATCAATTAAAATCAAAAGTATATGAAGAAAATTAAATCAACTGAAATTATTGAAAATCGTAAGAAGTATGACAAAGAGATCAAAAAGATGTGGAATATTATTCGTACTGAAAATTTGATCGATAAAAATGCTACACGAAATTACGATATGAAAGCTTTGTTGGATACAATTACAGAGATGTCCAATAATCGAATTCAGACCAAGCTGGATTCAATTGCTATTAATCTAGGTTTTAAGAGTCGTAAAGACTTTCCTAAAGAAAGTATTTATCCTATCATTTATACTCTATCTGAAAAGAATGAGTATTTAGTTCAGTTAGGATCTATTCCGACTATTAATCCTGGTTTAAAAGCTAAACTTGGTAAAAAGAAATTGTTTAAAACTGAAGAAATCACTGCAGATTATATCACTAAACTAAAGAATAAACTGCAATTAGAAATCAATGCTCTAAAGAAAAAGCTTGAAGATTTCAACAGTAATGCTGAAATAGATATATCTACTGCATATATGTATTTGGCAGCATAAGGTAAACTGGTCTCCGTAAGTTATTTTGATATTTAAAAATTGTTTATAGCTAAATCTTCCATAAAAAGATAATCCGTTCCCATCAAAATAACGAGTGGCAAGTGGGGTTCGAATCCCCGGAGACCAACAAGTCTCGAAATATTAATATTAACATTTAAAAAGTAAAGTCATGAAAAAAGATATCAAATCTCAAACAATTGACAATTCTACCAAAAAATATCCGGTAGAAAGTAAAACATGGAAGTCTGATGTATATCAGGCTTTGAAATTAGGTTATAAAGTAGAAGCTTTAAACGAAGAGCAGGCTGAATATATCAAAAAGATTGAAACTAAGCTTGCAGAAAAGGCTGCAAAAGCCAAAGTAAAAGAAGAGGTGAAACAAACTCTTCTAAAAAAGATGTCAGATATAATGAAAGCTAAAAAAGCAGCAATTGTATCTACAGCTAATGATCTAGCTGATAGAATTATTCTTCGCGCTATCGAGAAAGAAGAGCAGAAGAAAAAATTCGATGAAACCGACAAGAAAATTAAGGAGAAAGTCAAGAAGGACAAAATGGCAATAGCCGAAAAGAAACGTAAACGTAAAGCAGAATTACGTAATAAAACTATTCCTAGTCCTGAAGCTATAGCTAATGCTAAGAAACAACAAGATTTTCTTGCAAAAGCTCACGCCGCTAAACGTGAAGAGATTGAAGCTCGTCTCAATAAGAAAGAAGAATTTATGGATCAATCTGTAGAAGAATGGAGTAAGAAACGTGAAGAACGTATTAAACATAATACGGAACTTGCTCTTAAACGATTGCATCATAAAGAAATTAAACTCAAACGTACCACAAAAGCTGAAAGAATTGAAGCAATAAAAGCTAAAAAAGAAGCTGGTAAAGCAGCTTTTAATGCTGAAATGAAACGTCAAGCATCAGAAATTGCAGCAGACCGTCAAGGTTATGCTAATCGCGTAGAGAAACGTAGACGTACTGAAACAGAGCGTCTTGCAAGGATTGCAGAGCGTAGAAAACTACGTAAAGATAAGATTTTTACAGAACATCTTAAACAACAAAAGATTCAGCAATTGAATCTTAAACGTTTTATAGAGTCTGAAAAGGCTCGTCTAGCACGAAAAGAAGAAAAACGTGCTAAGTATCTTACTACGGGTGGAATAAAAGTTCCCAAAGTAAAGAACAATGTTGCTGTAGATAAAACTAGAGCAGAAGAATATATTAAAGCTGCAGAAGCAAAAATGAAGGATGAAAAAGTACGTTATTTAATACGTGTTGCATCAATTGCTTCATCAGAAATTATAAGTGATTCTGTTTGTGCATTCATCTGTAAGCCAGAAGAACTTAACAAACGTATGAAAGAAGCTCATAACAAACGCATGAAAGAAGAACCTGATACATATGTAGGTATTTATGCTTACTCTGGCATCGGTAAAGATCAGAAATGTATAAGTGAAATGCTAAACGATAAGTTTAAAGATCGTAGTAGACTTTCTAAAAGTAATGCAGCATAATTATTACAGGGGTGCGACTGTTCAACGCACAATCTAGCGGGATGGCGCAAAGGTAGCGCGTAGCTTTCACGAGGCTGAGGTTGGTAGTTCGAATCTATCTCCCGCAACTAATTAACCATAGTACTATGAAAATTAAAGGAAAAACTTGCATAGTCTTTGATATTGAAGTTTTAAAAAACGTATTTACTTGTACTTGTAAAAATACTGATACAAAACAAATAACAGTATTTGAAATATCTCCAAGAAGAGTAGATGTACAAGAATTGGTCACATTCTTTTATGAAGATTATTATTTTGTAGGTTATAATAATATACATTATGATAATCCTATACTAAACTATATTATAATGTTATATAGAGAACATTATTTTGATAGATATAGTACTAGAGAATTAACTGAGTCAGTATTTAGAATGAGTCAATTAGTAATTGATAAAAATTCTGATTTTGATTTATGGAAAGAATATAAATACGCTAGAAACTTCTTATCAATAGATCTATTAACAATGCTATATTCTAAAGCTTTACGAGTATCTTTAAAAGAGATGCAAGTAACAATGCAATATAAGAATGTAGAAGAATTCGTAGTAGATTGGCATCAAGATCTTCCTGAAAAGGATATAGATAGATTAATATCATATAATATAAATGATGTAGAATCTACCGAAGAATTACTATATAGATGTAAAGATCTATTAGAATTGCGTATAGAAACTGAAAAAGATTTTGGATTACCTTGCTTAAGTTTAGATCGAGTAAATCTAGGAGATAGATTACTTCAATTAAAAGTAATGGAAAAGACAGGATTAAATAAGAGGCAATTAGAGAATATGAAATCTCCAGCTAACTATGTAGATCTTGAAAAAGTAATATTTCCTTGGATAAAATTTGAATCTCCAATATTGCAAAAAAAGTTAACTGATATGAAAAATCAGCATAATGTATCACCAGGTAGAAAAGGATATATAAATACTTTTATGTTTGGTGAAATGAAAGTAACTATTGGAGTAGGTGGAATTCATGGTGATAATGGTACTTGTATTATTAAACCAAATGAAGATGAATTATTATTAGATAGCGATGTTAACTCACTATACCCATCTCTTATGAGAATGTATCATCTTTATCCACCTAAGTTAAAGGATGTATTAGGACAAATATTTCCGCAAATTATTGATGATCGATTAGAATTTAAGAGGACTGGTCAAAAAAATAAAAACGAAACATATAAATACATGTTAAATGGTGTATCAGGTAAAATGCAAGATGAAACATCTTGGTTATTTTCACCGTTTACTGTTATGCAAGTAAGAATTAATGGTCAATTATTACTTTTAATGCTCGCTGAAAGACTCCTAAAGTTAGGATGCAAATTATATCAGATTAATACTGATGGTATTTTATATAAGCTTAAAAAGTCTAAATATGAAGAATTACAGCAAGTATTAAAAGAATGGGAAAAGCTCACTATGCTTACTCTGGAAACTGAAGAATTTACTCAGTTTTATCAATTGGCAATTAATGATTATTTTGGAGTAGAACCTAATAATAAAATAAAAAAGAAAGGATTCTTTCTGACTGATATTGAATTAGGTAAAGGTTTAACTCCTAAAATTATACCTGAAGCAATTATAAATTACTTTGTACATAATATTCCAGTAGAAGATACAATTAAGTCTTGTAAAGATATATGTAAATTCTTACAAGCTGAAAAAACTGGTAAACAATGGACAGTTGAGTATAATGAACAAATTCAACAAAGAATTAATCGTTTCTATGTTAGTAATAGTGGATATTATTTATGGAAATGGAAATTAGATGATACTGGTAAAAAGTCTTATCAAATAATGTTAAAAGATCATGGAGTAAGATTACATAATAAATTTTATTCTGATGAAGATCTTCAATGGAAATACTCTCAAGGAGAAACATTCCAAAGTATTTATGATATAGATTATCAGTATTATATTAATCAATGTATAAAAGTAATTGAAAAACTAAAACCAAAGCAGTTAAATCTGTTTAATTTTGACGAATATTAACAAAAACTATCATACTCTAGAACAGATGAATTAAATTAATTCATTATGATACTAGAAATAGATACAAGTCTATTAAAAAAAATAGACAATCTTTCATTAAGTCAGCTAGTATTTTTAAATCTTGTATTAGACAATAATCAAAAATCTATCAAAGAGGTCAAAGACATCGTTAGCCAGGTCAGCGACAATGATATACAGGATTTAATCGACAGAGGATTTCTTATTAGAGAAGAAAAAGCTAAAAAAGTTTCTTATAAAGAAACTGAACTATTAGTAAACATTATTACTGGTAATGCGGATTTATTTGAAGAATTTAAGAAGCATTATCCTATAGTAGTAGTAAGACCTGATGGTACTAAAGGCTTTTTGCAAGGTAATTCAAAGAAATGTAGAACATTATATAATAAAATAGTTAAAAATGATACTATTTTACATAATCATATCATTCAATGTCTAGAAAAAGAAGTATCTGACAAACTTATGAGTGGTAAGATAGGTTATATGAAAACTATGTGGAAATGGCTTACTAACTCTGAATGGGAAATTTATGAAGAACAAATTAATGAACCAATAAAAGATAATCTCTATGGAACAGAACTTATCTAGTCCCTTACCATACAAACATATATCTGTAGCCGCTGATGAAGCTGTTACCTATATAAAACAGCGTAAGAATCATGAAATTGAACCACTTAAAAGTAGATGGAATAAATTTAATTTTATGTGCTGTGGTGGTATTGAACCAGGATGTGTTTATACTATAGTAGGAGCTTCTGGTACTGGTAAATCATCATTTGTAAATACGCTTGAAACTGACTTAATTGAACTTAATCCTGATAAGGAATTAGTTGTATTATCATTTTCTTTTGAAATGCTCTCTAGTAGACAAGTAGGAAGAAAACTATCTAATAAGTTGCGTCACACAACTTCAGAGCTATATAGTGCATCAGAAGATGTTTCTGATAGTTTACTACAGGATATTGAAAAAGAAGTAGAAGTTATTAAACAATATCCCATCTACTATGTAGATGAATCAGCTACAGTAAGTAAGATAGAAGATACTATAACTTATTTTCAAAATACGATTGCAAAAGATAAATGGCTTATTGTATTTCTAGATCATACATTATTGGTCGAAGGAAATGATACTAATGATGAACGTAAAATTATAGCAGCATTAGAAAGAGTATTTATCAGAGCTAAGAAAGTTGGCAAAACAAGCATAATTCAACTTTCTCAAATGAATCGTAATATTGAAATGCCTGAAAGGATTATAAATCCATCAAGTCATTATCCTATGAGAAGTGACTTATCATCCTCAGATTCTGTGTTTCAAGGTAGTGATGTTATAGCAGTTTTATCAAGACCTGAAACATTAGGTATTACTGCATACGGACCGTCACGATTACCTGTACAAAATAAAGTATATCTACATTTTTTAAAAGTTAGAGAAGGCAAATTAGCCATACTTGAATATGAGAACGATCTGCAATATAACAACTTAATTGAAGTAGATAGATCTGAGAATAAACCACAGTATTAATTTAATTTTTGGCTAACATGACTACAACATTTTTGAATAAAAAGGGTAACAATAATAACTTTAACTTTAACACTTATGATTTCTTGAATCCGTATTACGAGAAAATCAGTAAGAAAAAAGATGATAATTATATTGATAATCTTCTGACAAAAGCCTTTAAGAATCTGGTTCCTTGGGCAAAGAAAGAAGATAAGAAAGATAGTATTTATATCATCTTCGGTGATGAACCGACGAAGAAATATACGTTTGAGAAGCCGAGTTTTACAATTACAAATATTTCTCCTACTTCTCTGAATCTGGAATGGAATAAAGCAGCTACACATTTGTTAGAATGTGCATATTATGCTAATAATCCTACTTATGATTTTATTATCTGTGATACACCGATTAAAATTCATGGTAATTATATTCAGGTAGGTTCGGAAATTATTCCGACATTTACCCGTTCTGATTTCTTTACAACTATGAAGAAAGAAGATCAGATTAACATTTATAATATTGCAGTAGAAATTAACGCTATTTTTGCTGCGTAATTATTAACAAAACTTTTCAGATTCTTTCAAATTTTATCAAATTCTTTCGTAACTTATCAAACTATATCTGAAAAGGTAAAATTATCTTAATATGATAGTATTACCTACAGAAAAAGTAAAAGCAAAAGTAAATAATCCTAGATTTTTGATTATTTACGGTCGACCTAAAACTGGTAAAACTAGTTGTGTAGCAGCTCTGGAGAATAATTTAATTATTGATCTAGAAGGTGGCTCTGAATTCTTAGATGCATTAGCAGTACAAGCGAGAACTGTTAATGATTTCGCTGATATCGCAAATGCAATTAGAGAAAAGATTAAAGAAACAGGTAAAAAGCCCTATAAGTATATTACTATAGATAATGCTACACGACTAGAAGAGATATGTCTACCTTACGCAGGTACTCTCTATAAAGCTCAACCTCAAGGAAAATCTTGGCAAGGTACTGATGTTAGATTGCTTCCACAAGGAGCAGGATATCAATACATTAGACTTGCTGTAAGAAAAGTTATCGATATGTTTAAAGAACTTACTGATAACTTAATCCTTATTGGTCATACTAAGGATAAAATGATTAATAAGAATGGTGAGGATATGACAGAAATGTCCTTAGATCTTGTAGGTAAACTAGGAGATATTATATGTGGTGAAGCTGATGCAGTAGGTTTTATGTATCGAAAAGGTAATGAAACAATTATTAATTTCGATAGTAAGGATGAAACTACAAAAGGAGCAAGAGCACCACATTTGCGTGAGCAAAAAATAGTAATTGCAGAAAGCAATGAAAACAATGAATTAGCATTTCATTGGGACAGAATTTATTTACCAGAAGTTTAAGTTAACCAAAATTAAAGAATATGTATAGTTCCGAAAGAGCCAAGACTATTGTAAAGAAAGACGTAGCACACTTGTCAGCAGGTATTGAAGATAACGTAATGTTAACTGCAGTAAGATTTGATAAATCTATTAATGGTAATAGTTTTATTGAATTTAAGTTTGAAAAAGAAGGTAAATTGCTGACGCATACTGAGTGGGAACCTTCTAAGAGATCTGATGAAACTGAAGAAAGTTTTCAGAATAAATGTGATAATCAATTTTCAAGAATTGAACAAATTTTGAAATGTTATTATCCTAATGCTGAAGATCGTAAGTTTATCGGTGAAAACTTCACTCAGTTTGCTCAATGGGTAACAGAAATGCTGAATAAAGCAGATTTGACTACTCCATTAAGAGTTAAAATTGTATACAATAATAGTGGTTATACTACACTACCAAAGTATGCAAAGTATACGTTTATTGAACCAATGTCTTTGGTAAACGAAAATAAATCTGTTATTGTAAAATTAGGTATCGATCAATTCGAGAAACCTATTGTAGCAGATTTAGAAAAATCTAATCCAAGTCCTTTCTCTATGGGAAGTTCTATGGATGAAAATAATAACGTTGATCCTAACGGATTGCCGTTTTAAGATATAAGCTATTCTGCAGATAGAACGAAGACTATACTACCTCTAACTTTTGTCATGTAAGTATACCAGATCGTAGGCTGGCACTGACCACACAGGGGGTATTGTTAAAGGTGGAGAAGAGTAAGCACATATTTCTTTAATAAGAAATGAGCAGATGTGTGAATGGGCCTAATACAAATGCTAACTAGCATGTATTTAAATGGGGCGGTTCGAGTCCGCCACTCTTCACTTTATTTAAATCTATATCATATGTATGACTCTACAAAAATAAAACAGCAAGATACTCCAATTACTTTGGATTACATCTTATCAAAAGTCACAGAATATGATATTTACGCTAGATATATTGGACAATTTAAGATTGGTTTTATATATAATAGTCCATTTAGAGAAGATAAAAATCCTTCATTTGGAATATTCAGAAGTAGAAAATCAGGTAAATTACTATTTAAAGATCACGGAAATGGTGAATGTGGAGATGTTATTAAATTTGTAGAGCTTTATACAGGTTTAACAAATTATAATGACATATTAAACCGTATAGTAACTGATATGTCTATTACTAATAATACCAAACTTAAAAGTACAAAGCAATATGAATCTAAAGATACTGTAATAGGTGTTGTTAGACAAGATTGGACAGATGTTGATAAACAATATTGGTCACAATTTAGTATTACTAAGGAAACATTAATTAAATTTAATGTATCTAGTATAAAATATTATTTATGTGACGGTATTGTTAAAGGTATATATAAAGATAATAATCCTATGTATGCTTATAAAGTATATGATCATTTTAAGATTTATAGACCATTAGCAGATAAATATACTAAATGGCGTAATAATTTAGCTCCTTATGATATTCAGGGATATGAACAATTACCAGAAAAAGGTGATTTATTAATTATTACTAAGTCATTAAAAGATGTTATGTGTTTATATGAAATGGGATATACTGCAATATCACCATCTTCAGAAAGTACTTTTATATCAGACAAGGCGTTAAATCAGCTTAATAGACGATTTAAGCGCATTTTAATTTGTTTTGATAGAGACGTTTCAGGTATTAAAAATATGCGTAAAATAAGTCTTAAAACAGGCTTAAATGGCTTTTTAGTACATAAAAAATGGAAAGCTAAAGATATATCAGATGCAGTAAAATTAAATGGATTTGAAACTATTAAAAATTGGTTAAAAGAAACACTATGATATGGTTTACTTCAGATCTACATTTCTTTCATGACCGTATCTTAGAATTCCATCCAAAACGTAAAGAAATATTTGGAAATACTGTTGAAAAGGCTAAAGAAGCTATGATACAGTTATGGAATTCCAGAGTAAATAAGAAGGATACAGTGTATATTCTTGGTGATTTAGCATTTGGTGAAGTAGAAGATAAAAGAAAACTATTTCAAAGACTAAATGGTAATAAAGTATTAATACTTGGTAATCATGATAAAATACCAGATCATTTAAAATGTTATTTTAATCATATTACTCAAATCAAGAATATTAAGTTTAAGAAATCTGTATATAATTTCTTGTATCGAGATCTAGAAATTATTATGTGTCATTTTCCAATGTTAAGTTGGGAACATAAAGATAAAGGATCTGTTATGATACATGGTCACTGTCATGGAAAAGTAGATCAAATAAATATAGATTCTAAAGAACTAAGAGTAGATGTAGGCATAGATGGAAATCTAGCTAACTACGATTTAATATCTTTGGAAAAACTTTCTAAATATTTAAATAAAATAGAAAAAGATGGTAATAACGTTTGAATTAGCACTAATTGTATTTATTTCTAATCTTGGTGCTACATTGGTCTGTGAAGGAATCGAAGCTATATTAGAAGCATATGAAAACTACAAGAAGAAAAAGAAAGACCTCACAGAACAAGAAAGTTAAAAATGCTACACCTAATGTATATGATGGAATACAGTTCAAATCACAATTAGAAACTTATGTTTATAAACAATTAAAGGCTCATAATCTCAAAGCAGAATATGAGCCTATTAAGTTTGAATTAATTCCATCATTTACATTTTGTGGCAAAAAGATTCGTGCTATGACTTATACTCCAGATTTTGTTGGAGATAATTTTATTATTGAAGCTAAAGGAAGACCTAATGATGTATGGCCTTATAAATGGAAATGGTTTATGTGGTCATTATTAAATAAGGGTTTAGCTGATAAGTATAAGTTATTTGTAGTACACAATCATAAAGAAACAGATGAATGTATTAGACGAATTCAAGAACTATAAAAGAAAATTCATACAAATATCTCATAGAACTGCAATTTTAATGCATATATTTGAAAAAGCTGATGATGATTTTGAAGATATAATTCTAAGTGATCATAAAGAATATTATAAACAAAATCATAATATAAATATATACAAAGAAGCAGCAGATCAGTTCTTTAAACAATTTGAAGGAAATGAATGTCTATGTTTTGTAAAATGTTTAAGAGATAAATGTAATAAAGTGCTAGAAGAGCACAAAGACAAAGTACAAAAACTAAAACCAAACAAAGATGAAAAACATATCTGAAAATACAATTAAGTTATTTAAGAGTAATTATAAGTTAGCTATTTCAGAACTCGAAAATAAGATTTTAGAGAAAGAAATAGAACTTGAGAACTTTTTTAATAATGATAATAAATCCAAAAGTAACAATAGTTATACAGTAAGTTTATTTTATACTCATTATAATAATAATCTATTTAAGAAATATCATGAATTGAAACAGGATATTACAAAATATTATAATCTGTTACAAGAATATAAAACAACTTATGATAACTTTATTTTAGGATTAGAAAATGAAAGTAACAGCAATCAGTGATTTACACGGTAATCTTATTGATATAGAACCATGTGACCTACTATTGATATGTGGTGATATATCTCCATTAGAGATTCAAAGAGACTATATTCAAATGACAAAATGGTTCTTTAATGAGTTTCAAAAATGGATTATGAATCTACCTTGTGATAGAGTAATACTTACTCCAGGTAATCATGATTTTTGGTTTGAAAAAATGATTAATCAATCTCAGACATATTTATTTGATAAATTAACTATTTTAATTAATGGAGAAGTAAATATTTATTCAGGTGTAGATGATAAATACTACAAAATATTTGGTACGCCGTATTGTAAAGATTTTGGTTGTTGGGCATATATGCCTGGTAATACTATATTACCAAGTGTCTATAGTATTATCCCAAAAGATGTAGATATATTGCTGTGTCATGATTCCCCCCAAGTAGGATATGTAGCAAATATTATGGAACACAAAAGCGAAACATATCCCAATGGTGTACCAGCAGGTAATATCTACTTATTTAATGAAATAGTAGAGAAAAAGCCTAAATATGTGCTGTCTGGACACATTCATTCTGGAGATCATGTGTTACAAGAGTACGCAGGTACAAAATATGCTAATGTAAGTATATTAGATGAATCTTATTCGATTAAATATAAACCACTAACATTTGAACTATGAAAAAATTAAATAAATCTGAAATTATTGCTAAATTGTTTAAAACAGATGAAAACACAGCAGAATTCATAGGTGTATATGAAAATAACACTAATGAATATCTAGGAGAAATAGATAATTCTACTGAAGAATTTATTGGACAATTAGAAAATAATACAGAAGAAAACATATAATGGATATATCTATACCATATTATGAAGATCTTAATCGTATAAGTAATTCTAACATCGGATGGTTCTTAAAAAAAGGACCAAGATATCTTAAAGAAATGCTTGACGGAAAAGAAGGTCTAAAAGCTAGTTTTCTGGATAAAGGTACTATGATCCATGAATATATTCTTCAACAAGAAGAATTCTGGAAAGACTATATTATATTAGATTTTGCAGTACCTAAAGTAAAGCAACAAAAGGATTTACTCGAATTCTACGCAAATACAAAAATGGTAGACCCTCTTGCATCTGAAGATGATATATTACTTATGAGTTATAATTCTGCTTATAGTAATAATAAATCAATAGATAAAAGAATACAAGAAGCAAAAGAATTAGTAGAAACTTACCAAAATTACATAGAATACTTTAGAAATAAAGATTCTAAAAAAGTAATATCATTTGCAGATCTTAATATGTTAAAAACAATTAAGAAGAATATGGAAGATCATAAGAAAGCAAATGAATTATTATTTAACTATCCAGAAACATTTGAAGTTCATAATGAATTTCATATTAATTGGGAGTATCCTAATGCTTCTTCATTGGGAGATCTTCCATGTAAATCATTACTAGATAGAGTAATGATAGATCATACAAATAAAAAAATAATATTGGTGGATATAAAGACGACAGCTGATGTTTATAATTTTAAACATTCAGTAGAAGAATTTGATTATTGTCGTCAGTTGGCCTATTATTGGTTAGCTATCCATTGGTATTTTAAGAACGAACTAAAACTTAATATTGAAGAATATGAATACGAAACTTATATTGTTGCAGTACAATCTCATGATGGGTATGAAGTTAGAGTCTTTAAATTCAATTCTAAAGCAATTGAGGAAAGACTTGTAACCATAGATTATGCTATAAAACGAATTGCTTGGCATAAAAACAATAATCTATGGGATCATATGAAAGAATACTATGATGAAGATGGCGCAGAACTGTTACAATAATGTAGTAAAATATTTATTACCTTTGTATAGTTTTAATTATATTATCTCGAATGATATAATTCAATTTGTAGGGGCATATAGTTATTGCCCCTACATTCCACTACTTGATAAATTATTTATATTGTATAGAATTATAGATAAAGAGAAGTCAAAAAGACTTAATTTACCTAATACTTTTAAGAAAGAAATTGTTACTATTAGTAATGAAACAATGCTAATAGTAGTTTTAAATAAACCTGATACATTTTATTATGATTGGGAATATTTAGTAAATGGCGAATTTGATAACATAAGTTACGAATGTCAGAAGAGAATATTAAGTTCTGATATAAACAAATATAACAAAAAACTAATTTATGAAACTTTTCACGGTTTCGTGAATAGAACAATTCGTCAAAGTAGTATAAATAAAGAATGTATTGGATTCAATGAGATGTTAACTTGGTAGTAGTACTACAAAACAAAACTATACACAAAAGAAAAGCCGTAGCAAATTAATGTTACGGCTTTATTTTTTGTATTGTCCGGGCAATGAAGTATTTGATTAAAGGATACTTAATAATTGTTTTTCATCTTCAATGTTACGCAAACGATATATTTGTCTTACTAATGGTATTAAATCCATAGCTCTTTTCTTTATCTTAAGTTCTCCTTTCCAATCACCTTTTTCAAATCTTGCAGTAGGAGTAAACAATGCTTCTATGAAATTAGAAACACTCTTTAATACACTACTAGATGGTAAAGGAGATTGTACAATTTTCATAAAGCTTGCAGGAGAAATATAGAAAGTCATATCTGTAGAAAGTCTGAAAATTTGATAGTCTAAATGATTAAATACTTGTGCCATAACAGAATCATCGTCATCAGGCTTATATTCATTTAATAGCATTCCCATTACTGTGAGTGCCATAAATAAGCATATCTCTGTAGTAAAACGCTTTACATTTGCTTTTTCGGCTTCCGTCATAGTATCCCAATCAGCTTTCTCAGCATACTCTAGAGCTTTCGCTTCATCTATAAATCTTTCAAAGAAACCTCTGATTTTATTATAATAATACGCTCCGCCATCTCTATAATACCCTTTACTAAAGGTTTGACCATATTCATCATAATATTCTTTAGCCCATCTACGTTTACCAGTAGTCCAAATCCATTTACGGAACATGAGAACTAATTTACCAACACTATATTGCTGTAATGCTACTTTACTATAAGAAGCGTAGTTACCATGCATCTTTCTTAATATCGCAGTCACTTGTTGACCAAACGCTATTTGATCCTTTTTACTGAAATTGGCTACTTTGTGTTCTTTATCAAAAACTAATTTGCCGTTTTCCACAGTAAAGTAATCAAACATCGAACCTATATCTTCTCCTTTTTTATTCAGAGCTCTTTTTTCAATCAACGAGGCTAATAGGAATCTAGATTGAGCTTCATGTTCCCCAACATTTGTTGTGAAATACAATGTTGAAATTTTACCAAGTTTACTTAATCTGTTATTTTCTAATAATGATCCTTCATTAAAGTCTGTAAACACACCAAAATGTTCATTCAACAAATTAGTTAGACTAGTAATCTTTCTAGAACCTATATCACCAAGAATGTTTGGCATATCTGCAAGATATTCTCCAGTAGCTCTAGTATAAGAACTTGCAGATACATATTGATTAGCAAATGCTTCCATAGTTTGTTGAACTTCTGCCATGAGAGCGTTGTTAATCATACTTACGGTATTTAAACCCATGATTTTTAAAGAAGTATACTTTTCGAACATTTTCAATGTCTTGGCATTGTCTAAACCAAAAGTGGTACCTAAGTTCTTATTATTTATACCATATACTACTTGATCAAACCAAGCATTTAATTGTGCTATTAAGTTTTCGTCTGTAGTTAAAGCATTTGTAGTTGGATCAATATCATTAGTGCCATTATTCATTATTTTTGATAACACGTTTTTAATTGGATTTCCTTCAGAATCTGTTTTGATTGTCTTACGATTCTCAATGACCCATTTTGTATATTCCAATTGAGGTAATATGTCATTAATATATTTATAATTATTGACAGATCTGAACCACTCTTTATATATAGTAGCTACATCTAAAGATTGTTCGCTTGATGGTAGAATATTAGTAAAGAAAATAGGTACAAACTTTATAGGTCTATCTAATTCATCTGTCATTTGCATACCTTTATCAGTATCATCTGCACGCAACGTAAAATCCTTTTTTACCGCTTCTATTAATTGACTAGTAACGCCTTCTGAAACAACCCTTTCTGCTAGTACTTTGGACATACCTGGTAATCTACCATTTAGCTTAAATCTATCTGGAACAAAAGAATCTCCATGTTTACTTAAATCTGATATAAAATCAAAGAATCTAACACGTATGTCTTGAGGATTAGTATTCCTAATTTTTTCCAAATCATTCCATTTCTTATTAGGATATTTAGAAGATAAAGGTTTTCTATGACTCCAATTTAATTCATTAAATTTTTGTCTCAAATAATCTGCAACATCTTCAGTAATTTGTTTCCTATATACTAAGTCAGCCCAACTACGTTTTAAAGATTGATCTTTTTTCTCATTTCGTACAAGATACATATGTTCCTTAGCCGTAATTTTACCAGAAGATAACAGTTCATCTATTACTCTGGTTTTTTCTCTTGCTAATTCTGCTTTACCTTCTATTGGTGCATTTTCATTTAACCATCCAGCTATTGCTACAGCTTTATCTTTATTTGTTTCATACTTAGGATTAGTGTTTATTTCTTTTTTTGCTCTTTCATATGCTACCATAAATTCTGGAGATAATTTTGAAATAACACGAATACCGTTTGCATCATTCTCAATCATGAAATCATATAATTTTGCAGGATTACTTTTAAATGCGGGATACGCATTCTCCAGCTCCTCAGTAAGAGATATTAAATCTCTATACATATTATTAAATTCCATATTTGATTCTGTCCAACGCGTATGATATGCTCTAGCCATAGCCCCCACTATTGGATCTGCACTTTCAAACACAGTATCTAGCATTCTACTCATCATTCCTAGAGGAGAAGTAGTTGCTATTTTACTCTGCTGTCTAAGCAGTTCCCGACTTCTTAAATCTATTTCATTTCTATGTTCTGATACATAATTTTCAATGTATTTATTCATAGCAACTTTATCATTTAGTCTATCGGTTCCTTTGTTTGCTTTTTTATAAGCTTTTTCTGCATCTAATCTATAATCTGCTTCTACTCTAGAGGAGAAAGGAGCCAACCAATCTAACCATATTTTTTCGCCTTTAGATTTATAAGCGTTTTCTAATATGTTTTTGTAAGATACTACAGTAGCTAAAGATTCCTTGAATTCGCTCAATTCTTTTTTACTTAAGCCTGTCAAAGCGGTAGGATTCAAAAATAGATAGTTTTGAATATCTTCTAAATTTGAGAATGATTGTGCATAGTTTTTCCACGCTTCTAACTTACGTAAATTCCATATGTTCTGGACGCCTTTGCGCTCTAATTCTAAATTGGCATTATATTCATCAATTAAAGGCTTTAGTAAATCCATAGATTTTTTGACATAAGCTACTAGTATTTCGCTCTCTTCCATAGAATTAAGCTCATCAATAGTCTTCTTTATTACTTCGGATTTTGTAGTATAACCTTTCACTTTATAAATAGCTAATTGGTTTTTTAATACCTTTAATATATTAGATACAATTTCTGACTGTCTTAATAGATTTTCAGAATTAATATCCGAAGTAATAGCATTAGCGTCTGCTGTCAAAACTGTTTGATTTATTTCTTGTTCTAAAGCATTATTGGTTCTATGATAAATGGAACCATCTGCTTGAGCATAATCTAAATCTGGTATCCACACTTCAGTAATTACCCCATTTTCATCAATAGTGTATTCTAAAGGAATAATCTCTTTATGATCAATATTAATACCCAACAGTTCAAGCATTCTTTTATACAGAGTTAATTGATAGTCATGTCTAGAAGCATCTGGTTTACCACCTTTTTTAGTTTCTTTTTTAGCACTAAAATAATAATCAAATCCATACTTTCCTTTGCCTTTAAACACTCTAGCTTTTGTCTTAAAGTCTTTTAAATGTATTTGACCATCACTATCTTTTACTAGTAAGTCCAACGTACCTGCAATTTTAGCAGCATCATTTGAAATAATCTGTTCTGATGCGATAACCTTATCACCCTTTTTAACGATTTTTGGAATTACTACATTTTTAATCATCTTCTTGGCGGAATCTGCTAGCTTTACTTCAGACGGTGCAGTTTTTTCTCCAGTAAGAGCGCTATGAATATAATCATGAATAGCTGTACCTACTTTAGCTGCATATTCTCCGTAAGCCAAGTCTTCATCTGACATTGATTCAATATCGGCACCATAACCGTTTAAATCTTTAATAACAGATACTGGAGTATATATATCCCCTGTATCTACATTTGTATATGTGTGTGATTCAGATTCAAATGCTATGTGATTTTTTTGATTGGATAAAATTGATTTTATTTTTGCTTCATCGCTAGTTTTTTGAACATTGTAATATTCAGGTAATGAACGCATTGCTTCTTCATATGATGCTTCATCAAAACCTTCGTGCTGATAATTATCAATAAACATCACACGTTCAAGTTCTACCATAGTTTCATTATATAAATT